TTATTTTTCCAATATAATTTTAAAAACTTTGGCTAAACTTTTACTCCCGGATTGAATCTCAATTTGCTTTAAAAACTCTTCCGTAAACTCTTTACTCATAAAGCGTATGTCAGATTTTAACACTTGCATTTCAGAAATTGCCTCAGCGAATACATCCATCAGTAATTATCCTCCACAAAATAAATCACCGCACTGCCAGTTCCTTGTCAGTTTTCGAACGCATGTTCTTTTTTTTTAGTATACATCGTATCGCATAAAAACACAACTTCTATTCTTTAAATTCTTTCGACATTATTTGCAAATATACAAGTCTTCCGGCTTCACCCCCAACGCATTAGCAAGCTTGCAAATCACTGAAATTGTTGGTTCTCTCTCACCCCTTTCAATTTTGCTTATATAGCTTCTGCTAACTCCTGATTTTCTTGAAAGCTCTTCTTGTGTCATATTTTGTCGATACCGCACGAATTTTAGTAATATTTCCATTGTTTCAAATCCTTACCACCGTTATTTTATCACGTATGCTTCTGTTTTTGTGCGCACCATAGGAACATTATGTAAAGATAATGTGAACTTTTTACCTATCCTCTTATAGTGTGTTATTATCCCCTTATCGGATATATTATACTCTTAGAGGAGCGACAATGATAAAATCTTTTTAGGTGATAAAAATGGTTAGAATACATCTTTCTAAGCTTCTCGGCGAAAGAAAAATGACTCAAATGGACCTCTTTAGAAAAACAAAAATCAGATATGAGACTATAAATGCTTATTATCATGAGTATGCTAAAAGAGTTAATTTACATGACATTAATAAAATCTGCACAGTTTTGAATTGCAAAATTGAAGAATTGATGGAATTTATTCCCGATTAACAAGTAAAGCCCCTGGTCACCCCAGAGGCTTATTTCATTCTCTTACAAACAAAGTCTTTCTAAACTTCTTGTTGATTCTATTGTGTCACAGCCTTATAATTAAGACAAACGTATGTTCTTTTTTGAGGTGGATTATGAAAATACTTATGCAGCCAGTATCATTGATTGCGGTGTTCGACAAAGAAGGCCACCCACGGCCTATAAAATTTCAGATAAATAACAAAGGAAAAGAAACCACGATAAAGGTAGATATGTAAGTGTGAAGAACAACACTATACCGGCGATAAAGCTTTAATATATAAATGCCAAAGCTTAATTAACGGGAAAGATGTTGTCTACGAGCTTAAGTATTTAAAATCTACATGTAAATGGTTTTTATACAAAATATAGCTACAGGTATTATTCTGTTATTCCCTTTCTCTTTTTAATCTTTCCCTGCAACTCATCCATGACCACATGAGTATAAACCATGGTTGTATTTAAACTGCTATGCCCAGCCAGCTCCTGAACCTCTCGGATATTTGCGGTACCTTCTCTCAACACTTCGGTTAAAAATGTATGTCTGAGCTTATGAGGGCTGACAGGCTTTTTTATAGCACCATCCTGGATAAACACGCCGGCTTTTTCAGAGATTCTGTAGCAGACTTCCCGGATATATCGTTGCATCAGTTGCCCGCCTTCCAAAGTGCAAAATACAAAGTGACTCTCTGGCCGGACAGCAAGCCAAACCTTTAATGATTTTTCTATGTCTTCATCCATAGGCACATACCGGTCCTTCTTTCCTTTTCCCTGTTGAACGTAAATAAGCCCCGTTTCAAAATTACAGTCTGATAAACCCAGATTACATACCTCTGATACTCGCAGGCCAGCACGGTACATCATAATCACAATAGCATAGTTCCGGATCCCGGTTGGACAGCTTGTGTTGATCTGAGCCAGCATTTTTTTAACAGACTTTTGGTCAATAATCTTTGGCAATTTAAGCATGCTACCCCACTCTCCCTTCTAAAATTCTCCCTGCCTTTTCCTCGGCATCTTCTTCAAACATGATATCCATCAAGTCATACATTTTACGGTCAAGAAGCCTACAGAGTTCAGTTTTCTTTTTGTTGGATACATTTATATGTCCGTCACTGATAATCCTGTATAAAGCCACAACAGCATAACCTTGAGCCTGAGCATTTGTCATAAAGTCACATCCTTTCAATATTCCATTATTTGTAACACCGCAAATCGCCGAACTTCGCCGAACAACACCGAGAAACACCGACGATCACCGCGTTTTACCGAAAAACACCGTTAACCTACATATATAATATATACTATATTTAAATATAGTAGGTTAGGAGAAGGAGAAGGTATTAGCCTTAGTAATATATATAATAAAATAAATATAAAAACTTAAATATGTGTAGTACGCGCGCGAGGAATTAATATTTACTTGTCATTAAAATTTTATATAAAAAGGGCGCTTTATTATCCCTTGAAGCGACGGGTATCCCGCTACCATCCGGTTTATATCCGGGGTGGTTTCGGCCGGTTCCCTTCCGGCTCTCATCAGGCGGGTATTATGTTTCCGGTAAAGTACTTCTGAGATTCATCCATCTCTAAAATAACCTCTTCTCCAGTCTCATCACAAAACGCTGTGATACCTAAATTACCTAAATCTTCAGGATAATAGCTGTAATGCAATCCATTGATTTCCTTTGTCTGAAACATAATTAATTCTCTCTTTCTGCCAGGATTAACCAGGCCATTCAGTAACATTATCGAATAAAAACTTCTGTTAAAATCGTTCCGCCACCAGATTGAAGACAACCAAGGAAGCAATGTGGCTTGCCATCAATCATAATTTTGTAATCGTCACAAATTGTTTGCCATTGCTTGCGGGTTACAACAGGATTATTACGAAGGATAGCTTCAAGCTCGTTGATTTCAGATGGTTTAATATTGCATCCATACGACCGCTGTAAGCGTTCTGCTATGATATGGTGGTTTGAAATCTTACTGCTTGTAAAATGTGAACATCCGTCTCCACTTTTACTCTCAACAGCGATCACGTTGCAGATATACATAGGGTCACAAATTCCATTGATGTCAAATCGAATACAAACATTTTCAGATGTCTTCCTTATGTTTTCAGGTACTTCGTGGCCATCAAAGGCTTTTTGAAAATCAATCATAATAATATCCTCCATCTACCGGATCCGGGAATTAAAATAGTTGTTAATAAACCCTAATTCATTTCATAGTCAACCCAGTCGACAACCTTGTTTACCATCTCTTTAAAATTGCAATCAAATGGATACTTTAAGCTATCAAATTCAGTTTCGTAGTCACTAGCCTGCAAGACACCCAGGAAAGCATCTTTTAAGGCAAGTAATGCACTTTTCATTTCTTCATCAGATTCCTCTAAATCATCTCCACCGTATTTTGATGTAGGATGTTCAATAGCCTTGCGGATAGAGGCCAACTCTATTATTGCTGTTTCGTCCGGGCAAACACTGTACAGATCTCCATCACGCGTAATGTTCAGCGTAATTTCTCGCTGCTGCTCTTGATTATCAACACACAGAGCTATTGCTACAGGATATTTACCGCTGTCATCTACAACCGGTATTTCTCGGACACGCCAACCGTCAAATGATAAGCCTTCATCCTCAAAATAATGCTTTGCGATTGATGTAGCTGCATCTGCGGCCTGTAAGCCATCGCAGGATGCGCTATAATTGGTCCTATTAATGATTTCATCAACATACTTTTTCATCATTGCCTGTGCCTCCTTTATATTCCGTTTCGGCCTCATTTCAGAGACCATCATCAGTGCGGTATCCGCAGACGGTCGGGAGTTTTTAGCTCCCGGGTAAAGGTTAATTAACTGGCACATATCCTTCTGGTACAGTCAACACGGGCTTACCGGGCTTGTAGTCGCTGCCTTCCGATATTCCTATAATTTGAGCATCCGGCTTGTACTCTGTAAAATATGCTCTTGCGTCCGTTTCGTTTTCTGCCTTGATAATGAGGGCACAACATGTGCCATTGTAGCTGTCTCTCGTCCATGTCAGGTCATATGTTTTCATACTCAATTCCTCCGTTCATTTTATAGTTGTTAACTGTTCACTACCGATAATCTTATTATAGTACCGAAAATATGAAAAGTCAACAACTTTTCACTACTTTTTGAAATAAAAAAATAACAGGTTAAAATACCTGCTATTGATTGATTTTAGATCAACTATTCTTTAGTTTTAAGTACTGTTTTAGCATATAATTTACTTGAGCATTAAAACTACGCTCATTCTCATCTGCAAGTGCCTGTATCATCTCTTCAAGGTCTTTATCAAAGACAATGGATTTCATGGACTGTTTTTCCTTGTTATAAGCCACATCAATGCCCTCCATAGGTTATTAATAGTCAACAACTATTATATACTGCTGTAAGTCGTTTATCAAGCCCTGGATGCAATGACACGATTTTCGTACCTCGTCCGGCCGGCACTAGATCATGGATCAGGCAGAGCTGATTTAAACTTAATCATATTCGCAGTGTTTTTATATTGTTAACCGTATATCTTATTTATAGTTTACAATACAATTAAATTACAGTACCTGCAACGTTTTCAAGGCCTGCTGAATGCTTAAAACCGCTGTTCAAACAGTATGCTTTTGGGTGTGACATGTTATAACCGATTGATTGCAAAGGTATTTCACTTGACAAGGCTGTGTACCGCCCTGTATTGCCGTGTTTCAAGGGTTATTATATTGTCAACTTTGTTAATGGTATGTGGTTGACGATACAGTATCACAACGCCAGAATAAACCCTTACTAGTAATGACATGTTAACAGCATTACTACTTTCGATATGTTTTATTTACCCAGCCATCTTCACCCCACCTGTTATGATGTTATTACAATACCGATTTTCATCCTTTTCGGTACTATATTTACACTTTCAAGCCCTTATCCTGCCTGATTTATAGCCAAACACAATATATTGTGGTATGCCTCTTCAAAATGATGTGTTTTGGTCCCATTTTTGCGGGATTTTTGGACCCCTGGGGGGGAGGGTCGGACTTTGGGCGGGAGAGTTACCCCTCTCAAAAATATCCCCTTCCTATAAGCCGTTCAAGCCCGTATTTTATGCAGCTTACAATCTCCTTTTAGTTCCTGATAGGGCAAAGTCCGTTTTCATCAAAAAAATCATGCTCAAATCGCCCTTATTTTCTCTGAATTTATCTAAAAACTTATCGAAAAAGGAAAACGATACAAATGTGAGTCAAATGTGATACAGATATGAGTCATTCATGAGTCAATATTGATTCAAACATGAGTCACACAAAACGCAAGTCCTATGTTATAATTTATAATAGCGGAGCAAGTAGGAATTGGAAGGCACTGGTGAAGAACTGGGGCCTTTACTATTTGGATTTGATGCGAGATGTATATAACTGCTATATAGTATCTCTCATCAAAACAAGCCGATCAAAAGTCTTGTATGCACTGGAAATAAAGTGTTATGCGGACTTTTTTCTTTTACAAAAAAACTGTTCAAAATGGCCCATTTTTTACAAAAAAATTGTAGGTGGTGTTATGGCCCAGAAAGCGAAAAAGGTTACCAGATACATTAACTCTGAAACCGGCGAATTCTCTGAGAGATTTAAATGGGTTGATATGCAATTTGATGATGACGGCTACCTTTTTTGGAACCGCAAATCAAATGTCAAGACTTTTATAGAGGTTCCTCTCCCTGTGGAATTAACCTGGGCAGAAAAAGGTCGGATTCACGAGCTGAAACATTACATTTTGAAAGATAACCAATTTCTTGTATACCGAAGCGGTAATACTATAAAACCAATAACAGCCACTGAAATGAGTAAGATTCTTGGAATGAGTGAACGTCAATGTAGATCTTTGGTTAAAAAAATGAAGGACCTTAAAATCATAAAAGAAATATCCTTTGATGGGTTTGTGTACTTTGTTTTCAATCCAATGTACGGTTTCAAAGAAAAGCGGCTTAGCCTCAATGTATACCTGTTTTTTCAGGATGAGCTGCGGAAGATACTCCCTGAATGGGTGATAAAAAAATTCTCTGAATCAGCCATTGAGTTGCGTCCCAAATTTGAAATTATTAAATGACTCGGTTGTCTGGCTTCGGCCTCAACATAAATGATGATGAACGGATAAAAGATGTATAAAGCCTGTTGTGAGTACATCGGGCATAAGCAACCTTTAGCTTGAGTGATGCCTAAGTAGCTCCCGGCTTGAAAGGTGCGGTGGTTGTCCTGGGGCAGTTTTGCTCAAGATAGCAACTTGAAAGAAATGATTGAATATGCGGTGGCGGAATAAGACGCTTAGCGTAAGGTTTACCACACTACCTTGTAGAGGTCGTAGGGCTGAAGTGAAGGCTGGTAAATGTGTGGCGGTTTAAGTCCGAAATGCAAAGAGGCTACTCGTGCAGGGTGAAATTCCCTGTCCACATATTTAATTCTTTGGAGGTGGTTTCATGGAATGTCTAAGAAATTGTATTGGTTGCGACAAATACAGACAGAGAAAACAATGCGAAGCCTTCAAAGAACGCCGACGTGCAATCAGGCGTAGAATATATCAGTTCAGGAAAGCTCAAAAAGCAGCTACTGGCGGTGATGATCATGTTTAAGGTGCCTGAATCCTTTTACAGTTTATTTGGAGTTGCGCGCATGCTTGGGATTTCAAGAGGAACGATTGCTAAGTTTGATAAAGGAACGCCTTCTGTGATAAAAGAACTTGAACCTATTGCCCACCTTTTTGTTTGCTTTGAAGAAGAAGGCCGAAAGACCTGGGCAATTAAGAAAAGCCATTTTGATAAATGGCAGAGAACCGGCAAGGTTCCAAAGGTGAGTTCAGGCAGACCTCCAAGATGGAAAAACAATCCTGATTATGACAATATCAATATCCCGGTTCCTAAAAAGCTTTATGATGAATTTAAGCAGGTTGTTGATAATGGAAATGCTTTATCGGCTGTAAAATATAGTTATAGGGACATGATTTACGTGGCTATGCAGGAATTCTGTAATCGTCGTCCTAACTTAAAATAATTTGTGTGGTGATAATATGAATTCGCTTTATAGAAAATGCAATGGATGCGGCAATACCTATCCTGTGACCTCCGAATTTTTCACTAAAAATAGTAGCGTTAAATCTGGTTTTTATTCTTTGTGCAAACAGTGTAAGGCCGATCGGGATTTACAATACCGGATACAAAACAAAGATAAAAAGAGAGTGACTGACAAAGCTTATAGAGAAAAGAATAAGGAGACTGTCAGTGAAAGACAAAAAGCATATTATTACGAAAACCATGAAGCAGAAAAGCTTAAAAGAAAAAACTATTATTATGCGAACAAAGAGAAAATGATTGAACAACATAAAGAATATGTATCTCAAAACATCAATGTTGTTAGAAAATATAAGAAAAAATGGCGTAAAAATAATCCTGAAAAGTTGGCTATCATTGCTCATAACAGAAGATCTCAAAAAAAGAGTCTTGAATACTCCTTAACTCCAGAACAGTGGAAACATTGTCTGGAGTTTTTTAATTACAGAGATGCTTATACCGGATTACCTATGTCGACTATAAGTCAAGACCACATTGTTCCTTTGGCTAAAGGTGGAACATATACATCAGATAATATTGTTCCGTGTGAAATCAATGTCAATTGTAGTAAACAAGATTCAGATATGGAGAGTTGGTTTAGAAAACAGCCATATTTTTCAGAACATAGACTAAAAAGAATCTATGAGTGGATAAGAAAAAATAAGTTATCCATTGCAATTGGCGGGTGATACTATGGCAAACAAACCAAAGTCTAAAATTACAAAAAAGTCTGTGACAAAACCACAGCCAGAAGTCTTTCCTGTAGATATTTTTGAACCGAGCCCACTTGAAACCGAGCTTTTGCCTGTTAACCCCCTCCTCCAACCTCCGGTTATTACAGTAGATTATGAGAATGAGCAAAAGGTTCAAATGATAACTGAAATTGAATCATTGGCCCAGATAAATAAGCAGCAATTAGCTGTAAAACGGCAGCAGGTTGAACTTGAAGTTGACAATAAAAAGCTTGATACTGCGAAGAAAACAATCGGAGCAGTTGAGAAAATAATTGATTCTGTACTTTCAAAAGAAACTCTGGACCGTGTTTCAAAAAACATTAATACTCCTATGGACATGAAATTCATGGCTGAGGCTGCGGAACGATTAACCGGCACACTTAAAAACCTCATGAACCGAAATTCCATGGATGAATTCGGGACCAAGAAAAAACAAAAGATTAATTTCATGTTCAAGAGCTCCGGGACAGTCCAGGGAGCAATTCAGATTGACAATTCAGATGATGAATAGTGGTGATTTACATGGTTGACTTTTATAGATATACAGATAAAGAGCTTCAATCTCTGCTTAAGAGTATTAATATAATTATGGATACCCGGGAGCAAGAAAATGGGCATATTATAAAATGGCTGACTGAAAAGAAAATTCCATATGTCACTCAGAAAATCGAATCCGGTGATTATAGTTTCTTCCTCCCTGCTACTCCTGAATTAGGAATAGTCAGGGATTTGTATTTTACGGATAAAATCAGCATTGAGCGTAAAGGTGATCTCGTTGAGCTCTCCGGAAACTTTACCAATGACCGGCTCAGAATTGAATCGGAGTTTATCAGAAAGAAAGGCAAGATGCTTCTCCTTATTGAGGATGCCGAATACACGGATATCATTAAACACAATTACCGGACGGAATATAAGCCTGAATCCTTCCTTGCTACATTACACAGCTTCAGTGAAAGATACGATATCCCCTTTTATTTTATGAAAGATAAAAAGTGCTCTGGGCAGTTCATTTATTATACGTTTTACTATTGGCTTAGAAATTATCTGCTACATAAATGATTGGAGGTGGCTCAGATGAAAGAAATAATTATTTTAATATTAATAGTTTGGGCATTAACTTGTATCATAGATGCATTAAGCAGCCCTACTTTAGCACCTCCAAATGAGGATGAATAGTATGATTACATTAAAATTCTGCAAATGGTGTGAATGGCAAAACCTTGAGGTTGTGGAGCTTGAGACTTATAAGGATTTCTTTGAATATTATTATAAAAATTCAGGAAAAGGCTGCATCTTCGACGTGAAAGATGACGGCGATACAAAATAAAAATTAAATTGGAGGCGGTTTTATGAGAGAGGTTTGCAAAGGATTGTGGTGTGGTGACGAGAATTCATATGCCCCTACAATCACCAATGGTGAATGGGCGGAAGTTTTTGCGGCAAAAGAGCCTATGCATAGGCATATGGTAGGATATACGGGGCGTGGTTGCCCAAAAGATTCCCCATACTACTTTTTTATTGAGCGCGACCATGTGCTTGCTTTAAACATTGTAGATGCCCCTGACCCGAAATTTTTTGACAAGGGAATGATTGATAAGGCTTTGGATTTCATAGAACAGAAATTGAAAGAAGGTCGCAACGTACAGGTCCGTTGCAATGAGGGTCGTAGCAGGTCAGCGTCAATTTGCCTGCTCTACCTCATTAAACACGGCATCATCAAAGACGATACGTTGGAGGATTGCGAAGCTCAGTTCATGAAAGTGTATCCTGAATATAATCCTGGCGCCGGCATGAGGGCATTCGTTAAGGAATATTGGAGAGTGCTTAGAAGGATTGACAAATAATTAATCATTTCAGAAAAAAATAGTATTCATCTTTTATATGGTATTTTGGCTCTCATTTGGGTAACAATTAGTATAAGACTTTAATATACTACATTAACTAAACCTCATTAAATAATATGTAGTTAAATATGTAGAAAAAAGGCGGTGATTATGTTAAAATGTCAAATGAGGTGTTGATTGATATGGATAATCCTAGCGCTCTTGTGACAGTAGCAATGCTATCCTCCTTGCTAAATAAGGAAAAAAGAGAATATTTAGACATAATAACGCCATTTGTACTTAATTTATTACCTAAAAAGAAAGACGAAAAGGTTAATAGACTGATTGTATTAGATAATTTAAAGTTAGAGTATGGATTTGAAGATATGCCTTCACACGTTTTAACATCCATACTCTCTCGTCTTGCTAATCGGAACCAAGGCATACTGCTAAAAAAAGATCATGAATATTTTGTTAAAAAGGTATTTGATTCTACTAAGTTTGACGAAAACCGTCTTAAGATGAAGGAACTTATTGAAAATGTACTTGAATCGCTAATGGTATATTTTCACACTTACACTTCATATAAAAATATTTCCAAAGAAGAAACACAGAAGAGATTTATCATGTTTTTGAGTTATTATGGTTACTCTGTAATTAAAGATATTAGTTTTCTTAAATCCATAACAATACATACAGATCAGAATAATTATTTTGTGGCAAGATTTATTTTAGAAGAATATAAAAATGATACAGCAGTTTTTTATAAATTATTGGAGATCATTAAAGGATTTTTAGTATATAAATCCATATATTTCTTTAGTACCGAGCAGAAAAAAACTATGAAATCAAAACTTAAAGGTACAATTGTGTATTTTGATACTCGTTTATTAATTCATGCTTTAGGATATAACCGGGACGAAGATAAACTTGCTACCAGGGAACTGATACGCCTTATTTACGAAAGTGGTGGTGAGGTAAAGACTTTTTCTCATAATAAAGATGAATTAGCTGGAATCCTCACAAAATACGCCAGGGACAGAGATTCAAGAAATAGCTTGAGTCTTGATTATTTTAATGTTAATTGCTATGATGAAACTGATGTTATTCGGCTACGTGATTCACTATCAATAAATCTTGAACGCATCAAAATTTATGTTGTTGATACTCCAGAATATGGTGTTGTAGATGGATCTGACGTGGATAATAAAGGGTTTTTAGATCTAAAAGAGTTAAAAAACAAACTTGAGCAAAATCTCAGAAATTTTGGGAAAACGCCAAAAGAAACTAGTATAGAGAAAGATATAGAGTCTATTTCGGCTATAAGCAGACTTAGAGGAAGGGCCTGTCCCTATAGTATCGAGAATTGCAAAGCTATATTTGTAACTACTAATTCAATAATATTACGCACATTGTATGATCTTTATAGTGAACGTTTCTCAAAAGGAGAAATATGTTTTGCAATAATGGAAGTTGATTTAACTGCTGTCCTATGGTTAAAGAGTTTTGACAAACAAACAAATTTGCCTTGTTTGAAACTTCTTGAAAATGCTTATGCTGCTTGTTGTCCTTCTCAAGAGGTTATGACTTCTTTTGTGGAAAAAGTCATCCAATTGGAACGTGAAGGTAAAATTTCTGATGAAGAGGCTCTTTTATTAAGAACTCAACATTCAGTTAAACAAGATATTCTCGACCTTTCCGAGAACAATTTAAACAAAATTTCACCAGAATTAGTTATTAAAGTAAAAGAACGTTTCGTAAATGCAATTAGTAAAGAAAACCAAACTCGCATTGATGCGTTGGTTGAAGAAAATAACAAATATAAACAAACAAGAGCGCAAGCATATGATATTGCAGAGAAAGAGTCAATAGATGAAAGCTCATTATTTGAACGTAGGTTGACTCGCGCGTCTAAAATTAGCTTTGGAATCATTGGGATTGTATCAATAGTACTAACTGTTTATAGTTGCGTTTTTACAAATATTAGCCTAATTGCTTTAAGTATTCTTATTGTAATTCCTAGCGTTATTGGACTTATAGATACTCTTAAATCTAAATTTGGTATTGTATCGAAATATATTGTGCGAGCTAAACAGAAGCGATTTGATAAATTATATAGTCAAAAGATGAAACAAATTGATCGATACTATTCACTATAATATAACTCAATATTCCAGTCTTGTCATATAATTTTTAATTTAAAAATTGAAATAGTATAATAATATTAGCACCTCTAAGAAGGTGCTTTTTTAATGCCCAAAAATTAAAATCAAAGGAGTGATTTTATGATTCAGTTAACCGAAAAGCAGCAAGAAATTATTGATTCTCCTGCCAGAGTAAAGCTTGCCATAGGCGGATACCGCAGCGGCAAAACAATACTTGCGATAATGAACCTATGGAACAACATGAAGCAATTTAATAGTCCTTCCTTTAGAGGAATATTTCTAGTAAATAGCGATAGCCTTGTAAGATATTCTTTAAGAGAATTTAAGAGAGTACTTCCTGCTGCTAGCATTACTGCCATAATGAATGAGCATGGAAATGTGCTCATAAAGACTAAATTAGGGAGAATTGTTATCGCAAAAGAGCTTGTGCCTGTAAATTTTGATAATATCACAATCGACAACGCGTCAAGCAATAAGTATGCCAATCCAGAGATTTTAAAAGCATGGAGTAAAATTTATATCACCGGTCATCTACCTGATGATATCGATAATCAGTTTTTTAAATGGTGGCTTAAAGAATATTTCTCTGATACGGATGGGGTTTCTGCTTTTAGAATCACGGAAACCTTTATGGATGTCCATGGCAAAGAAGGTGGTTTAATTTCTGTCATTGGCATTAACCGATTTAACAGAGGCTATAATGCAATACCTGATTATGTGGATTATGGTTCTGAGGAAAGACGGCAGCAAATGTATAGACGAGAATATCTTGCTGAATTCACAGACAAAATTGAAAATAGTGAAATCGGTTTTGATTTTAAGGCTCCATACTCCATGGGCTTTGACAAAGCTAAAGAATAAATAATATTTCAGCACTAATGAGAGTGCTTCTTTCATTGGTGGTGATATCTATGCCCCGAAAAGGCGGTTCAGTAAGTATTATAACGCAAAAGAACGAAAAACTTATTCAGCACTCAACAAGTGAGAGAGTTGCTATTTGTGAACAGTGCGGGAAACCATTCACCCAGATTTACCGCTCTGAGTACGATTCTTACACATCTTTCAGAACATGTGGCTCTTGTCGTATGGCAAATGCTCGGGGCGGTATCAACATTGCTGCTGATTATACTCCGCATTGGGGCCAACAGTTAATCCATGATTCAACTGCCAGATTTAAAGTAATTGCAGCTGGAGCTCGTTGGGGTAAAGACCGATGTTCAATCATGGAAGGCATTGATTATTTTATAAAATGCCTCAATGAGGACCGTGGTTCTGACATGGTCCCTCATGCTTTGTGGTGGATAATTGCTCCTACAGAAAAAGTTGCAAACCAGAACTGGCGTGAGCTTACGCACAACCTGCCGAAAGAAATTGTTGTTGATGTTTCCAAAACAACAAGAACCATTGAAACAGTAAATGGCGGTGTTATTGAAGTCCATTCTGCATACGATCCTGAAGCTCTGGTCGGTGTTGGTCTTGATATCGTCACAATAACAGAGGCTGCCAGAATTGCAGATATGGAAGATGTATGGTCAAACCTTGAAGCCCGTCTTAATTCTCCCGGCCGTGGCCTTGAGGGAAAAGGTGGAGTTGCACTGATCAACTCTTCCCCGCTCGGGATGAATTATTTCTATAAAATGTGGAAATGGGGACAAAAAAGCACTTCTGATTGGGATCCCGATTGGGAAAGCTGGCAGTTCACTACTTGGGATAATCCCTATATGGCCGAGAGAGGTAATCAAATTACAAAGAACGGCCGGACATATCGTGAAAACCTTGAACGCAGAATGTCTAAGAATAGATATCGTCAGGATTACCTTGCTGAGTTCATTGCTGATATAAATTCCGTTTTCCCGAATTACGAAAGAGTCATGATAAAAGCACCTGCAGGCTTGACCGATGAGCAAGTCAATGAATTCTGGCGCAAATGGGAAGAACCTGAACCATTCGAAACATATACAATCGGATATGACCCGGCTTCAAAGGGTGATGGAAAACCAGCTATAATCAGAAACAGCAAAGGCCGGGTTGTTAAGATAGATCAAATGGTTGGTCTTGGTTGGGATTCACAGTGGGACAGAATAGCCTTTTATTCCCGATTATATAACGGAGCTTCAGTTAATTTTGGGCAGACTGGTATCGGTGAAACCATTGGTTCACAGCTTATAAAAAGAGGGTTAACGGTCTTCCCTATCAACGAGCAAGGCCGAAATAAGGAAAAGCTGGTTGATGATTTCTCTATTGTGGTTGAGCAGCAATGGTGTGAAATCCCTTGGAGCCAGGAAACAGAAAATCAGTTAAAAGGTTATATCTCAGTGAATCGGCCCGGACAGTCAACACAATATCATAACGGAACAGATAGTGACTACGACGATATTGTCAGTGGTCTTTATTTTTGTTTTGCTGACTTTCAGGCTCCTGCATTGGTCTTACCAGGTATGTTCCGGATGAGCGGTGTTGTGAGGGCAAGTTAACAAGTTAATAAATTTTGCATGCCGTGAATAACGGGGACTTAGTTATGGGTCCGGCCCAAACCTCCAGGCCATCCTTCCTACGTGCGGCATGCATTTTACATATTTGGAGGTCAAATAAAATTAGGAGGCGATTATATGGAAAGTGAAAGAACTAAAGCTGCCAGAGAAAGGCTTACCCAATCCATAAAAAATGCTAGTCCAGAAACAAGGAAAGCTCTCAAAGAAGCTCTGGAAGAAACCAGGAAACATTTCCAGAAGCCAGAAGTCATTCAAGAATTATCATCAAATCTGAATAAAATTAAAACCGCTTTTGACAGCGGGAAGGTCAAAAAAATCACTGAGCAGTTTAAAGTAAAACATGGTCTATCTGGCAGCACAAAGTTGACTGATGATATGAAAAGAAAGCTTGTTGAAGAATTGGTAAATGGAATTATTGGAGGCGGACCCCATGAAAAAATGTAATTTTTGCTACCTAAAAAACGCAAAGCCGTGTTATGAGTGTTCGGCCTGTATGAGCGGAGACGACCACTTTAGACCACTTCCCAAAGAACTAACGGAGGTTGACGAAAATGAAACTGAATCTTGATAATAATCTCCTCGATTTAAGAGGAGCTCCGCAGGATAAACTTCTGTGCGAAATACTGGCCGATATTTTGGCAACATCAAGCACAAGCCGACCAGCTCAGACTATGGCCTGGGCTTATGACCTGATAAAGAGTGGTGAAATTGAGATTTCCAAGGATGATATCGCCTTTATCGTTGACCTTATAATAAGGAGCCAGAGTTTTATTGATTTGGCAAAGGCTCAGTTGCTTGAAGAAATAGAAAAGCTGAAGGATTGAAGGTGATAAAATGGCCTTTTGGAACGACATGTTTGCAAAGAAATCAAGGGATGCTCCTCAAAACATACCGCCTGGCAGACGAACCCAAATTGGCAATGGTTTTAATACTACGCTGTCCCCTCACAGGTCAAGAACTTATGACACACTAAAAACATTGCGACATATACCAGAGGAAGCTGAAGCTGTAAACTTTCTGAAAAGAGTTAATCCTGATGTATCAATGGCTGGATGGAACTTTATTCGTTTGGCAAATCAGGGGCATGAAGCTCAGTTCTATGCGCTTGATGGCAAAACCCGACTCACTGATGTCGAAAGCCAGTGGCGTGATTTCGCAGCCCAAATAAATGAAATAAGTAATTCCGGATTAGATGGATTGCTTGATCAGGTACATGGAAGCCATTTTTTTAGAGGTGCTATGGGATGGGAAGTCGAGGTTAATGAGCGACGTAATGATATATACGATATCCACCCGGTTATTCCCCAGACCATTGAATGGGAATTGCTTGATGTGAAGGGCCGAAAGAAATATGTCCCCTACCAATGGAACATGACTGAAAAGGTTTATTTAGGACCAAATCAGGCAAACTTTTTTTGGGTACCTGCAGATCCTGAAATCGGTGACCCACGCGGCACATTAAACATGACACCGGTTCTACAGGCTATTGACTTCCAGATGCAAATCCTTCAGGACCTGCAAGCCGTGCTCCATCATCAAGGATACCCCAAGAACGATGTATCCATGGATATTGAAAAGATGTATGCCCTCTGCCCTGCTCACATAAAAAACGATGCTGTCAAGCTTGAACAGTGGTTTCAAAAGCAACTTGACAACATGATTCACTCACTTGAAACTATGAATCCTGATGCGGATTATGTGCATTTCAGCGATACAACAATTAATACGAATCAGGGTGCCAATGCTGCTCGAAGTCTTGACGTAAGGGCTGTAAACGAATTAGTTGATACTCAAACGCTATCTGGTTTAAAACAGATGGCTATTTTTATGAACAGGAACCAAGGCGTTACTGAAAGTTGGGGCACCGTCCAATTCCGCATATTTTGTTCGGGGATTGCTTCTTGTCAACGCGGCAGCAAACGGCTTGTTGAGGAAACCATGCGGCTCTGGTTAAGAGTTAAAGGCATTCAGGCTATTCCGGTGTTTAAGCATAACACAATTGATTGGAACTCCGAAGAACAGCGTATGACTGTTGAAAAAATGAAGCAGGAATTCTATGCGATTGCTGTATTGATGGGCTGGGTTGATAATGATGTGGCTGCCCAGGAAGTCATGAAGGTGCAAAAAGCCACCGGGAAGCCTAGTGAAAATATTCGGGCAACTTTTAGTTCGGGAGGTGGTAACAGTGGAAATGACAAACATTCGGGGACAAAACTTCAATCAGATGTTTCCAAAGCCAACATTGATTCAATGTCCTAAATGTGGCGGCTGTATGATGGATTATGCTCCTGGATTCAAATGCTATACTTGTGGATTTGAACAACCTCCCGTTTTTACGAAAACATCAAGTCATACAATGAAAGAAGGTGATAAATTTGAGTAAATTCGGAGTACCAACGGAACAGCAGTTGACTAAAATAAATAGGCTTGCCAAAAGAACCTTGTCAGCCGATGAGGTTTTTGCATTTTCAGGGAAATCCGCCGGTGACATCATGATACCTGGTAGGTATATAAGACTCAGTCCGGAACTTCTAAAGGTTATGATTGACGACGCCCAAAAGGGTGTATCATTCATGTTGAATCATAACTGGAGCTCATTTGGTGGCATACAAGGTATTCCTTATGGCAAGGTATTTGATGGAAGGATCGAACAGAGCACGGCAGATGGTGAAACCGTCTCTATGATTCTTGACAAATTTATTGTCAGAGATAACGAAACTGTGGACGGCGTTTCCAATGACGCACTCATTAAGAAGATTGAAACTGGCGTATTGTCTGATACTTCAATAGGTTGGACTACCAATGTAATGACTTGCTCCGTTTGTGGCATGAACTACTACAGTAGAGATTGTAGTCATTGGAAAGGTCAAACCTATGACTTGTCAGATGGAACAAAGAAACTATGCACAGTAACTGCTATGCCCCCTTCCTTAATAATTCCTTATAACAATAATGCCCTTATGGAAGAAAGTATTGTATGGGATGGTGCTTATCCCGGCGCAATGGTAACACAGGCAAAGCATGGAGATGTAATTGAATTGCCGACAGGCAATTTTACGGTCATTCAAGATAAACTTGAATTGCCTGAAAATACGTCGTTTTATGGCAAATATCATAACGGTGATATTGTGACCATGGTGAAAAAATCAGAACATAAAAAAGTGTTTACTGGTGGGAATGTTATATCTGACGATGTGTTATCCTTGAGAACAGCACATGAACTTGAAAATCTTGTAAAGAAAACAGGCAAAGCCGGTAAAAGCGTATGTCAAGCCTTAAAATTGAAAGGTGGTGAAAAACCAATGAATGAAAAGTTAAAGAAAATGCTTGAAACCTTGGGAGTTTCCTTTGAGGAAGGTAAGACTACCATGGAGGAATTGTGCAATCAGATTGCTGAAAAGTTCGAGGCTCTTCCGCCTGCCGAACATGCAGAGCATTACATGACTCAGGAACATGCCAAGGAAAAACTCGGCAAAGAACTCTCTGCTGATGAGCTCTTGAAGCTTGCAACTGATGGTCAGTGCTTTGCGTCACAGAAAGCTGAGTATGATACATACAGGCAGCAGACTATTGACAATGCCATTGCAATGGGTGTTCGTGCTATGGGCAATGACTTCCCCGTTGATACATGGAAAGCTACATTTGCATCCATGGGGAAAAAGGCCATTGAAGATATTACAAAAACTTGGGAAACTCAGGCCAAAGCTGATATACCGGCAGGAAGATTAACAAATCCGGAAGCAAATAGCCAGAAGCAATCGCAGTCAATACCAGAAGAAATGTACCAGGTGGGAAGATAATTGAAGATCAATACAAACCGCTTATGGGCGGTTATTTTTATGCTCTGAAACAGAGTGGAAAGGAAGTGTTCTAAATGCCAAGAGGTGGAATTTCATTCGAAAGTATAGGCTTTCACGCGACAACATATAAGGCCGGTGCAGGAATAAAAGCATTGGTTGCTGCTGGTGGATTTGACACCAGAACTGGATTGCCTACCGGGAAAGACCTTGTAAAAGACTTGCCGGTTGTTATAAGTGCAGCAGGTACGGTTGACCTTGGAACTGATGGAGATACAGTATTCGGATTTATTGATATCTATGAATTTGATGGTTACTGTTCCGTTCAGGATGCTGGATATCGCACAGGTGTGCCCACTACAGCAACTGCACCAACTGTCGGCAAAATCGTAGCACTAGACGGTGCCGGCAAGGTCAAGGATAGTGCCACAACTGCAAAATTAAGAAATCCGGTTTTTGTTGAGGTAGATGCCACATCAAAGACTGCAACTGTATTCATCGGTTAATTGAGAGGAGATGATATAATTGGCTATTTTACTAAAAGAATTGCATGGCGGGCTTTATAAGCAAGCTCACGAACAGGGAATAACATTCTCAGCATTGCTGGAAAAAGAAAATCCCTCCAAGCCGGACAGTAAGCTTGATGCTTATGAGAGGCTGATGATGGAGGCAGGAATTCTCCCACAGTCCAACCATTCTAAGAATGTTTTTGCTTCATCTGTTGAAGCGTTCTATCGCACCGACGAGAATAAAGCACTTTTCCCTGAATATGTTGCAAGGACTCTGGTTAAGGCGATGACGGTATTCCCGCTTTATAATTATCTTGTGGCTAACAGGTTCGGTATTGATGGTAATGTCTACAGTGCTACATACCTCGACCTTGATGATGCTGTAAACAAGAAGGCTATGCAAATGAAGCGTGTCACAGAAGCCGGTGACCTTCCGGTTGCTAAATTGAGACTTGGAAAGTCTGCCATTCAGTTCTCAAAGTACGGAATGGGTGTTGAAGCTTCCTATGAGGCTATACGCAGAATGAGTTTGGACCTTTTCAATATTCATATTAGAGCTATCGGAACCTACGCTGCTGATAATAAAGTTGCAGAAATTCTTTCAGTTATCAAAGACGGTGACGGCAACAGCAATGCTGCTCCGGTGGTAAAGACAAGTGACCTTGATTCAACTGCTACTGCGGCAATTTCGAAAGATGTATGGATTAAGTTCCTGCTTTCATTCTATCCTTACAACTGCAATACCGTGGTTGCAAATGTTGATGGATTGCTCCAGATCCTCAAGGTACTATACCCGGCATCTGAAATTGCAAGTAAAATGGACGAATTGCTTGCCAACGGATTGAAGGTGAGTACGGTCCTTCCTCAGAATCTGATCGCAAATACAACACTACTCTATAGCCCTGAGATTGAAAAAATTAGTGGCAAAGAGGTTGTATACGGAATTGATAGAAACAACACTATTGAGGAAATATTCGAACTTGGCTCCACAATTAATGAGGCTGATAAGTTTATCAAAAACCAGACTCAGATCATGACAGTATCCGAGAACAGTGGATTCAGAAAGATTCTCAAAGGTGCTTCTAAAATTCTGAGTATCCAGTAAAAAGGGGGTGCCTCCCCTATGGCAAACAAGATTTTAGTTGATATGGGTTGGCAACAGAGAATACGGGATAAACTGGGCGTTTTTGACTCATACCTCCTGGATTCAGTTATTGAACAACCAGACCATATAACCGTGGCAGAGGCGAACATAATAGCACAATTGCCCGATTACAGCAGTATTACGGATGATACCGCAAGGGTTTATCTTGAAGCTGCCGTAGTTTGTGAGTGCGCTGCTTTAATATGTCCCTCCCTTCCTACCCGGTTACCTACAAAAGAAACTGGCCCACACGAAAGCCATGAGCTTAATGTGGATTGGGAAAAAACAAAAGCTGACCTTGAGGTGGAGCGGGATGTATATATTGGGAAGGTTATTGAATTGGCCTTTCCTGAATTGTCCCCTCCTCCCATGCTTCATTTTACAGTAACACATCCGAGGCGGTGGTAATATGTCATATGCCGGAAACAATCTACGGGCTCGTGGACAGAGTTGTACTATTCTCCGGGACCCTGCTATCAACACGAAAGTTTCTATTAAACGGTCAACAAAATCAAGCCACGACCTCGGCTCGAGGGAAGCATATTGGGAAGGATTAATTCTATCTGATGTTGCTCTACTAAGTGGTGAAATCCTTCAGATAGACGGCAGCAAGTACCTGGTTCAGTCAACCAATCCTGACCCGGCATCCGGTGAAACTGCCTTGTTTATCGCTAAATGCAATGCTGTTATTCAACATAAGAGGTATGTTGAAGATGTTGACGATAACGGAAATTTGATTCAGGAGTGGCAGACGCTTCACTCCGATGTACCTTGCTATGGTGAAATAATAACCTATCGGCTCCGGCAAGAAGACCCAGGACTATTGGACAGCACAAAATATACTTTTCAAGTCCCTAAAGCCCTGGGAGTTGTTTTACTTGATAGGTTTGTATACGGTAATGGTCCGGATAATAAATATCAAGTTTCAAGTATTGATGAAATTGGAATGTCTGGTGTATCAAGAATTCAACTTGAATCTGATACCCGGCCATAAATAAAATTTGGAGGCGAATTTTATGACAAGAAGAAATAATGCAAAGATACCAATACCGGGATTACCGGAAAGAATTCGATTATGCAGAGAAAAGTCCGGATACTCAATGGATAAGTTGATAGTGCATCTCGGGATAACAAAATCTGCTTATAGGAACTATGAAACTGGCGAAGCTGAGCCATGTCTTGCTATCCTTGTTAAAATGTCATTGCTGTTTGGCGTTTCTGTAAACTTTTTATTAGGAATTAAAGGTGACGAATTGCTTGGGAAGATAAACCCTGAGGAGGGCCTATGAGCGAAAAAGAATTGTATGCTGAATATCTCGGCGAAGGCTATCACGCCAAACTACGGCATATGCTGACTGCTGATGAAACCCTTCTTCCTAACAGGATTATTGATGCCGATTTAAACATCCGTGGTATGAAACGGCTTGTTGCTCCAGCTTTGGAGAGAATGAACATGACAGGCAATAAAATTGATGATGAGCGAAAATGGAACCAGCTTTCCTCCGCCGCATTATATTATCTGGCTGGTATCCTATGCATGGCTATGAAAAGTCGTACCTCTGCCTCACCTTTTAATGTGCCAAAGTACAAGAAACCTTGGGATAAAAAACAGGCTGGTTATATGCAGAAAGCAAATCTATTAATGGAAGGACTGAGGCAAATGGGATAAGGTTTGATTCAACCGGCTGTATTGCTGCACTAAAGCTTGAACTCATGACATCCATGAAGCAACTCCAGCAGGAACTTCTTGCCGAAGCCAAACAAGGAATGCTCACATCTGAAGGCGCTGAGGACTTAGAAGCTGATGATATCGGAATTGTGGCAAATGTGATTATAGCCTCAATTGTCGGTGGTCCGTGGGCTGTACTTGACGAATGGGGCTATGGTTCATTGATGGACCCCAATAATCCTGCTCTCGAAGATTACAAAAGCAGTGGCATGTGGAATCCGGCCCGACGCGATAATAAAATCCGAAGCAGACCAAAGCAACCTGGGCAAACCGATATTTTTGGCAATTCTGTTGACGGCAGAGGAAAAGGCGGTCATGACCTTGAGGCAGATGGGAAAGTCCAGCCACAACCTCCATCTCATGCGCTACAAACTGCTTCAAGGTGGATGGCTAATGGCAGGATGAAAGAAGTAATACAAAACACTATTAAAACCTTTCCTTTTGGAAGGTTTTTTATTGTGGATAAAAAATGACTTTGGAGGCGATTTTATGGGCAGACCGGCAGAGGCGAGAATGAGGGTCGAGAGAGAATATGGTAAGCCAATCAAAGAATTAATGCAGGAATTGTATATCGACAAAAACATGCATAGTTCCGAGATCGCGAAATTATTAGGCGTAACTATAACACCAATTTTAAAATGGTGTAAAGCTTCGGGAATATCCATAAAACCTAGAGGTGGCAGAATTGATTTTCCTGAAAGCCTATATCCGCAAATGTTCAAATTGTATCAGGATGGTTTATCGTCTGCCGAGATTGCCGAAAAATTTGGCTGTTCAGATAACACTGTTCTCTCTGCAATAAGAAAACTTGGCGGGCACATTAAAACGCCGCGTGAAAGGGTTAAACGTACCTATACTCTAAACGAAAGTTATTTTTCAAATATTGATACGCCTATGAAAGCATATTTTCTCGGATGGGCCGCTTCCGATGGATGTGTTAGAAAAGACAAAGATGGATATTCTTATAGACTAAAAATTCACGAGAAAGATATTGAAGTTATCCATATGTTTAGGAAAGAAATCAGCTCGGATTCGCTTATTTGCTACGAAACCATGGCGAACGGAAACAAAGCGGCTTTCATCAAGGTATATTCGGCGCAGTTTGTTGACGACTTAATCTCTCGCGGCGTAATACCGAACAAAAGCAAAGTCATGTCTGCCCCGATTGGCTTGCCTTATGAACTGGAAGGACATTTTATACGAGGATATTTTGATGGCAATGGGTCTGTTATGTATTCACATAAGGGAATGAATTTTCTTAAAATTGAGTTTTCGGGTGCTACGCCAATAATTGAATGGATTGCAGAGAGCATTCAAAATCATACCGGACTCCCTAAAAATAAGGTCTGCATGCGTGAGCCATACTTCTCTACCCTATCGTATTCATGTTCAAAAGTATCTATCATCAATAGATTCATTTATCCGACTGAAAATGAGTTTGGCCTGAATCGCAAGAAAATTTTACTTTTTACCGCATAACAATTTTCATGTTGGCCGCCTGCAAGCGGTTATTTTTATGCCCTGAAAGGTGGTGATGCCTTTGTACAATCCTTCGCAGGACCTTACGGCCGTACAGTCAATTTTAAAATCTGATTCATCCATACTTGCCTTACTTGATCTTATTGGCGCAACACCTGTTAATATCGCAAAACGAATTATAAAGCGTAGCCAGTGGAATGACCTTGTTGGAAGTGATAAACGATTATGCGTATATTTCCTCCCTGCTCGTAGAGCCCGCAACGAAAGTTTTTTTGAAGAAATCATGGAGATCGATTGTCATGTGCCGGCTATCGAAGATTACAAGGCTTGGCAGGTTCAGGAGCAGATTTTTAAATTACTTCACAAGAAAAAGGTAAATAGCAGATATATTTTTGCAGAGCCTCCGCTTGGTGAACTCCCCACCATACCAGGCTTTTTTTGTTGCGGGAGCAGATACAGATTTTACAGAAATCTTTGAAAGGATGTGTTTTATGCAACCAATTTATTTTTCCAAGGCTGGAAAACTTCAGCTTAACAAGTACGTGAATGGTATCCCTGTAAGAAGTGCTACCACTTCATACTTCAGGAATGGTGCTGTGCAGCAGATTACACCCAACATCACAATTAATGGTTCACCAATCGCTGATGGTAATAGCCTTTGGAACGCTGCAAATCCGGATACCAGTATCGAAGGTACTCTGGCAGTCCAGTTGGGTTTTATGCCTCCTGAACTTTACGCCTTCATTATGGGTGATACTTCCGAGGAATTGACTAATGCTTCATTCCCTGTTGTGGATGAAGAAATCATAGTTCCGATGAAAGCCCCTTATACGGTTAAGCTCAAGCATGAGCCAATTGTCAATACTCCATTCCTGCTGGTCGATAGAGATGCAAAGGCTTGGGAGTCTGCAACATCAACAGCGGCAGCCGGTAAATATCTTCTTGATGGAGACGAACTTGAATTCGTAGCCGCAGATGCAGGTAAAGCTTTATTTGTCTCTTACGATTATCAGGCAGCTACTGCCACTAGGTTTGGACTTCCAAAAACTCCAGTCAGACCTGCATATCAACTTATCATATCCTCTGAGGCCACAGGTGAGGACGACACATTGTTTGAGGCGGCTATTGTTGTTGATAAATGTAAGGTAATGGGTTCAATCAATCCGCCACAGCAGGGCGGTACCCCTCAACCGGTTACAGTTACCTTTACAATTTTGAAGCCTCGTGGCAATAACAGAGCTGTCGATTATACAGTAACCCCTATAACTGCATAAGGAGGAATAATTTATGGGTAATGTAACTGAAAAGACACCTATTTCCTTCGGTGTAATGGCTGGGGAGGGTGAGTCTTTTGTTATCAACGAAAAAAGCTACACCGTAAAGCCTATGCTTGTCGGTGATGCTCTCAGGTTTGCAGAAGATGGGTTATTTATCGATGTTCAGCTTTTTAATCTCGGAAACAAAAAGGCCAAAGCAAAGCTTGATGAATACCTGTCCAGGTACTGCATTGATGAAAATAATGAATCAATGTCAATTGAAAAAATCACTGCTGATAACTGGAATCTCGTCCATTTAAAGCAGTTTGTTAAAAAGTTGGTTGATATATCGGGCTGACGGAGGCCCCTTCTGGAGACAGTGGAGGGAATGAAAAACCGCCACCTACTGATTGGGGTGTGACTTATACTCGACTCCTTGATGCCGGGCTCAGATATGATGATATTCCCAAGAGGACGCTTCCTCAAATCAAAGCCATTCTCGGAGAATGGTCCGAGATACGGGTCAACATTCCAAATATCTTTGGCGCAACGGCGACAGCTGCTCCCCCTCCCCCGCCTCCAGATAGCGGGCCTCCAAAGGTAAGTCAATTTGCCGCTCTTGCTGGCATGTTCGGCGGAATCCATTAAAAGTGTGGTGATTACATATGTCAGACGATTCATCTATGGTTAAAATAATTGACACATTGGGCTTGGACTACAACCCTGCAATCCAATCTACTATCAAATTTGAGAAAACTATTACTGACCTTCAGACCGAGCTTTTGGCTTTAAAGGCCGCCGCAGGACACACAGCTAAAGATATAAACATCTCGTTTGCTGTTGAACTGAGTAAATTAAAATCCCAGGGATTCGGAATATCGGTTAAGGATGTAACCCAATCAAAAGTCATACTTGACCAATATGGAAATACACTAAAAAATATCAGTGAAGAAGCTTCAAAAGCAAAAGAATCAATCAAGCAAAGTACATTATCATCTATGGACGCTCAAGCAGCATCTATTCAACAAAGAGTTTCTGCGAAAGGTTTAAGTGAAGAATATAAACTACAAGCCGCTCTTATACGGAACCAAGTTACAGTACTCCAAGAGAAACTGGCGGCAGAAGGCAAATTGTCAGCTGAAGAAATTAAGCAAACTGTTCAATTGAAAGAACAGCTAAATATTCTTAAATCACAAACCCGGGCAAGTATTGCAGATGATGCGAGTAATCCCAATATATTTACTCAAGGCTTCCAGCGTCGTGCCGAATGGTTTATGACAGGAAGCCTTTTCTTCGGGGTTACCAATGGTGCGAAAGATGCTGTAAAAGCAATATCTGATGTAGAAATGGGTATAACTGAAATCGCCCGTGTAATGGAAGATTCAACTTTCCAGTTTAATCAATACAGAGACGACATAATACAGTTTGGTGTTGATTACGGCCAGACCTTCGACAATGTTCAGGATATAGCTCTTAGGTGGGCACAGGCTGGTTATAATGTATCGGATAGTTTAGAAAATACTCGGACATCTCTGCTTGCACTAAATACTGCCGAACTCGATGCAAAAGCAGCAACAGAGGACTTGATCGGTATAATGGCTCAGTGGCAATTGACTTCTGCCGACTTACCTTTGGTATTGGATGAAATCAACAAGACTGCCGATGACTTCACTGTAACATCTCAGGATCTTGTAGACGGCCTGCTCCGCTCATCAGGAGCGGCAAAAATAATGGGGCTGTCAATTGAACAGACCATTTCCCTGCTTACTGTCATGCGTGAAGCTTCCGGAAGGACTGGACGTGAAGTTGGTAATGCCCTTAATTCAATACTTTCATATATCCAAAGGCCTATCGCTATAAAAACTCTTGAAACTAATGGAATTCAAGTATTTGCTGATGCCGCTAAAACTCAGTTCAGGAATGTCATGGAGATATTCCAGGATATTGCTGCAAAATGGCCCACACTATCTGCAGATATTCAGGATGGATTCGTAAAAGCAGCAGATGATGCTGGTCTTTACAATGAAGAGCTGGCAAATGCTATCGGGACACAAGAAGAATGGAATGATTTACAGCAGAGAGACCTTGCTCAGGCTGCAGCTGGTGTCTACCGTAGAAATTACTTTATAGGCATGATTGAAAGATTGTCTGGAGCTCAGGAAGTACTTAATAACATGACTGATGCCGCCGGGTATTCTATGGTCGAAAACGAAAGAACCATGGATACCCTGGAGAAGAAATATCAATCCTTACAGGCTGCTGCTACACAGTTGGCAGTTTCTATGGGTGATGCTGGCATGACAGGTGTTCTAAAAGGCTTGACTGATGCTGGTACCGGAACATTGGAACTGCTTAACTCTTTGGATCCTAATCTGAGAAATTTCATTGTATTGTGGGCGGAATTAGCTGCTGTCATAAAAACCTCCCAAATGGCGCTGAGACTTATTGGTGTTGAATTGCCAGTAATCGCTTCATTAACAACGGGCATTGCAGGACTGAAAGCTGCTGTCACTGGGCTAGCTGCAAGTGTTAAAGGATTCTTTGTTGCAAACTGGCCATTACTTGCTATAACCGGAGTTGTCGCGGCCATTGTAGCAATTGCCTCTGCTATTAAAAAAGCCGATGAGGAACAGAAACAATTTATTGAGAGCACAAAGAAAAACATTGAATCTCTGACGGATCAAAAAACCGGCTTACAACAGTTATCTTCCGAATACGAAACCCTGAAATCGAAGGAACAGAACTTAACTGCTACTGCTGACGAAAAGATCAGATTGCTTGAAGTTCAAAAGGAATTGGTTTCTCAGTATGGTGTTTCAATATCTGGTATTAATGCAGAAGGTGAGGCTTATTCAGATTCCATAGAAATGATTAAACTCAGAACGAAGGCTCTTGAAGATGAACTCGCAGTGGAACAAAAGAGGCTTGAGACTGCTGTTCAGGCTAAAGATAGTGATGATGTTTCAAAGCTAGAGGATTCAATCAAAAAGCGAGATACTGCCTATAAAAGCCTCCAAGAAACTCAACAAAAAATTGCTGATATGCAAAAAGCACTTGAAACTGGAGGAAAAATCAATCTCGGTTCAGGAATTGTTTATAATGCTTCTAACCCAGAACAGGCAAAGTGGTTAAAATCTTCTATTGAGTCTTATAGTCAAGTAGCTTCGGAAATAGAACAAGCATACACTAAATTCAATAGCAAAATATCTGATATTTCAAAAGATCGCCAGCAATTGCTTCAAAACGATGCCTCATCAATTATTAAGCAATTGCAGGATAATGGCACAAAGGTATCCGATTCAGCTCGAGCCTTCGCCTCCGAATTTGCAAAGTCGCTGGCATTGCATCCCAAGGATATTCAGTCTCAGCGGGATGCCTTAAAGGGTTTTATTGATCAAATCAACGATTCAGACTTTGATGAAGCAATACAGAAATATAACGATTTTAAGGCTAAAGGTGATAATGTTGGTATTGATAATGCCTCAAAAGTAATTATTGAACTTACCCATGCTTTTGCCGCAGGCAAACCTGAACTTGATAATTTCGTTTTGACCATGGAATCAATGTTCGGTGACAGCTCCACCATTAAAGCAGCCAACAGCACTCTCCCGGTATTTGCGAGTAATTTATCCGGCCTCGCTTCAAAGTTCTCACAGAACACTTCAGAGATTAAAAATCTGAACAATGTTATGAATACCTTGAACAAAAAGGAATCTCTGTCAGCTGAGCAGGTAGCTGAATTGCTTATTCAATATCCGGAATTAGTTGGCGCCATCCACGAAACTGCCGACGGGTATACTATTGAGTCCTCCGCTCTTGAAATACTTAGACAAGCAAGGATAAAGGAACAGGCTGATGCTTTAAAGGCGGAACTCGGAATAACAGAGGTTACCACAGCGGAACTTGGAAATCGGCTAAAGGTATACGGTATAGAAATAAGCGCCATAAAAACATTAAGTGACGCTCGAAATGCTGCGGCAAATATATCAGGCCCTCCTGAAAATTTACGTGGCATTATTCCTGATGCAGCCTTTAAAAGCACGGATGATTTAAAGAAAACTCTTTATGATTATGGTGAAGCGCTGGATTTAATTAATTCTCTTCAGGACAAAATTTCAAATCCGAAATTTGGAGTTTCAAGTAAATCTGGCAGTTCTAAAACCGAGAACAAAGCTCTGGATAATGCTTTGAAGCAACTTGAGCACCGCAAGAGGATGTCAGAGGAAACCGTTGCATCAATTCAGACAGAAATAAAAGAACTCAACAGGATAAATTCTCTCTATGCCAAAACCGCAGATGAGCGAATGGATATGGACGAGCGTATTTATGATGCTGAAAAACGACTCAAAGACAAACGTCTACAGAATTCTGTAAATTGGATATCTGAACAAAAAGAGCTTGGGAAAATGTCTGTAGCTCAGGAAATTGCTGCTTGGGAAAATGTTCTGAAAACCCAGAAAAATAATAATGAGGCTGTAAAACAGGCTACCTTGAATTTGTATAAACTTAAGTCTCAGCTTGCGGAAGAAACTACTCAGAAGGAAACAAACAGTATTGAGCACTGGGCTAAAATAGGTGTTTATAGTGTTCAACAGCAGATTGATAAGTATAGAGAACTCTACAAGGTCAAGGCTAAAGACCAGGCTGAAGAATACAAGCGCACTGAGAATTTGTTTGGTCTTTATAAAGACCTTCTGGATGAGCAACAAAAATCCATAAAAGACGCATATGACGAGCGGATTAAGCAAATTGAAAACGAAGCTAAGGAAAAGAAAAAGGCTCAGGAAGAAATAATCAAGGGCATTGAAGCTGAGGAAAAAGCTCTTGATAGGCTTGAAGTTGAACATGACTATGCCAATGAAATGGCCGAGCTCAGAGAGCAGCTTGCATATTGGAGTGTCAGAACTTCCGAAGAAGCTCGGCAAAAGGTTGCTGACCTCAACAAACAGATTGCCGAGAAAGAGCATGATCATGAGGTTGAGCTCCAAAAGCAAGGACTTGAGGATAAAAAGCAGACTGCTCAGGACGCAATTGATGCAATTGAAAAAGCAGCAACTGAAGAAAAAGAGAAATGGGAAACTACTTATAAACTTATTGAAAAAGCCTTTGATGAACACAGCGCGGATATCGTAGCCCGAGCAGGTGCTATGTCAAAAGAAGCTTATCAGCAATGGGTCGATAATTATCTTACTCCCCTTCAGAATGCTCTTAAATCTGGGGATTTAGGTAACTTTGAATCAGTGACCGGCGGCTTGCAAGACTCTGTAAATGCTCTCCCCTCCCATGACTGGGGAATGTCGGATGCTGATTATCAAGCCTTTATGTCAAACGGTCAAAGATGGGCTGACCTTCACGCGCAGGGACATAAGCCGGCAGACAACAAAGAAATGCAAGGCCTACATGCTGCTAATGATGAACTCCGAAAAAAGTATGGACACAACCCTGCCCTCGGTGAAATGCCAGAATTCCATACCGGTGCAGAGACACTATCTTATGGCATTGCTAATTTCAAGCCTGGGGAATTAGTCTTTCCTCCCCACCTTTCGACTGACCTGAAAACAATAATTCAATATGCTCAGGCCGGAGCTTTTAGGCAATCTGGTTTTCAATCTTCAACCACTGATAATCGAAAGCAGGTGCAATTCAACGGGCCTTTGTTGCATGTTGAAAATATGAATATGGAAGATCAGGCGGATGAGCAAAGCCTTGCAGGTGAATTAAAAAGAGCTGTTGCCCGAATTTAACGAAAGAAGGTGTATATATTGTATGAATTATTTGAGAAAGTGGTTGATTCGGTTAAACCTGCAGTGGCCCTATTGTGGGCAGGAATAACATATTTAATATTCCCGGAACAAAGTTTTATTGCCTGGTGTATTGCGTTATGGGTAGCTGTGGTTCTTGACCTGTTAACAAGATGGTTTGCCATCTTCTCTAAAAACGGAGGGGTAGCAAAATCTCTGAAAACAAAAGCCTGGAACTCTGAAACCATGTTTCACAAGACTGCAATAAAAATCGTTGCATATCTGGTAATACAGATCCTTGCGGGCTTATCAATGAGATTTGTGGACATCCCATATATTAGTAATATAGTGGCGACGGTTATTTATTCTTTTCTATTCTTTCGTGAGTTTGCATCAAACATTGAAAATCTCATAGATGCTGGGGCTGACTATTTACAGCCCCTCCTGTTTTGGGTAAAAAAGAAAGAATCCGCAGTCTTGGATAAGGACAAGGAGGGTGATAATAATGAGCGCATCTAAGACAAATCTTGGGCTTGTTGAACATGCTCAAATGGCCCTCTCTCAGAATTGGGGGTACACACTCGGCACCTGGGGGCAAATACTTACCCCGACAATTCTGGAACAGAAGCGTAAACAACTGGGAGATGGGATTGAACAATATCTCGACTTTATAAAAGAACACTGGCTTGGCCAACGCACAGTTGACTGTATTGGGTTGTTTAAATCATATCTTTGGTGGACACCTGCGGGACCGATATACGATTCCAAAACGGACCTAAATGCTGACGGCACATATACTGCTGCCAAAGTCAAAGGCCCTATTTCATCAATCCCCGAAAAAATAATTGGGCTTGGTGTTCGTAAGCCTGGTCACATTGGAATCTACATTGGTAATGGCTGGGTTATTGAAAGCAAAGGTACAAAGTATGGTGTGGTTAAAACTCCACTCAAAGGATCCGGAGCAACAGCTTGGACACATTGGCTAGAATACCCGTTTATTGAATATGTAAAGGAGGAATCGAACGTGGGAAAAGCATTTAAAGATGTTGAGGACAGCCGCTGGTCTGCAAAACATATCGAAGCTGCAAAAAAACTTGATTTAATCGCCGGCAATAAGGACGGTACTTTTAATCCCACAGGTCCCTTAACCCGAGAACAGGCCGCAGTATTAATGGTTAACCTGTATGAAAAGGTAACCGGAAAGAAGGTGCTATAAAATGATTAACACAGCTTTAGGTATTATTTTGGCAGTGGCAATAACGGTTGAACGGCTTGTTGAGTTGGTGAAACCTTTGTTCCTAAAGGCCAAAAAATTTTTTACGAAGAAAAACTCTTCTGAACTTACCGTCTCAGAAAAAATAGCAATAACCATCCTTGTCGGTCCTGTGATTACTTTGATTGCTGGGGTTCTAGGTGTACAGGAAGTATCACCTTTATATGGTGTTCCTCATATGGCTCAGCAGATTATAATTGGGCTGCTTGCATCCTTTGGAAGTAATGTGATACATCCGATTATCGGACTTGTTGCAGCATTTAAGGAAGCTGCTGAAGGACTGAAAGATAAAAATATCTGGGATAAATAAACTTGATTTAATAGGCCGTTCCTATGGGGGCGGCTTTTATACTTTATAAAGGAGATGAAACTATGCGCGAACATGGAATCGGAATTGATGCTGTTGCAATCGGTGCGGGTGTCGGAATTAACGAACATGCAAAATGGCAACCAAAGTGGATTATAGAAAAATACGACGAAAACATGAGACTGTATGAAGTCGAAGAAATAGATGGAAACCTACTATTAACTGAAGGTATCAGCGAATTTATGAAGGTGGCCTGTGGCATAGGTGGAGCTACGGCTTTTAGTAATGCAACTGCTTACATAGGTGTAGGTGATGGGACAGCAGTAGCTGATTCTTCTCAGACGGGCCTTTTGGGGGCGAATAAAACATATGCGCCCATGGATGCTACTTTCCCCTCAGTTTCTAACAATACTATGACTTTTAGGGCCACATTCGGTCCGACATCCGGAAATCATAACTGGCGAGAATTTTCCGTTGCGAATGGAAACTCTGATGCCGCGAAAAACCTCAACCGCAAAGTTGAGACAGCACTTAGAAGTAAAGCGGAGCCGGATACTTGGGTAGTGCAGCTCCTAATAACAATATCTTAAGGCAGGTGATATTTTATGGCTAAAACTAATTGGCAGGATCCCAACTCCGGAGAAATTCTATCAACTCATATTTCTGGATTACAGGAAGCGGTGGGTAAAATCGAAAAGTCGATTGGTATAGAAACTGTTTCGGAAACTTCTATACCATTATCAGAAGTGTTTATCTCAAATGATGACCGTTGCAGAATCTATCAGGCACCTGATAACAAAAGAAACTGGGTAATCTCCCCTGCCCCAATCATTAAGAAAAATGGAACTATTATATCATCTGATTTTGTTATTGATTATGGTGGCGGAGCTGTTATATTTACTACTCCTATTCTGGAATCTGACGTTATAACCACCGATGCAACTTATACTATCTCATTTGAAGGAAAACAATTATCAACAGAAAATTATAGTACCGAAGAAAAGGATAAGCTTGGAGGGATTGAACCTCAAGCCAACAGATATACTCATCCGAGCGCCCACCCTGCCAGCATGATTGTTTTAGCCGATAACACTGATGTCGAGACGAAAATAAATGAGATTGAGTCAGATTTTGAGTCGCATAAGTCGGAAAGTGAGACAAATTTTGATGAGATATTTTTAAAATTAAATGATTTGATGAACTATGGAGTAAAAGCAAGCCGACCGACCACAAACCTGTATCCTGGCAGACCATATTTCCAGACGGATTTATTGCCTAATGGGAAACGAATTGAATGGAATAATTCATTTTGGCAATATTCTGACGGGTCACCTGTTGACACAATTAATATTGTAGATGGTAATATATACACTTCTTCAGCATTTTACGCCTTACAAACATTTTCAGCGGGAGCATCAACAGCACAGCAAACAGGGATTAATATGTCAAGAGACTTAATTATGTATATGGACGTGAAATTAGCTGACATTACATCAGAATTTTTTAATGTAATTATGGGCACGCTTAGTACTCCAATGAAATTAAGGATAGGATTTGGATATGATTGGACTACAGGAACGGCAGATGGTGTCAGTATATCCGCCAAAGATGAAGTAAATGGAGCTACTTATAAATTTGGCGCACATGATTTTCAAAGTGCATTTACGAAAATTATTATTTGGTACGATAAAAAGTGGGGATATTTTAACATTTATTTGAACAATGTTTTACTTGGTTCATATAAGCCTGCTGCCGGGGGAGTAAATCCATCAACAGACATCACTAGAATTATAACTACGGTAGGTGGAGCAAGCACATTAATATCAATGAATTATTATTATATGTGTATGCCTTTAGTTTGTGCCATTGGTGATAGCATAACGGCTGGTGCCACATTACATGCTCCTAATCCCGATTATTATCCCGGAGTAGATACATACCAAGGTTATCCTAAGTTATTGAGTGATTACCTGCAAGCCCATAACATAAAAAATTATTTTGTTGTAAATAAAGGTGTTAACGGGGAAACATCAGACCAAATAAAAGCTAGATTTAATACCGATGTTGTTAGCACGGGGTGCAAATATGAGATTGAAATGGGTGGACTAAATGACCATCAAACACACGCTAATGTAAATATTAGCACTCAAAACATGAAAGACATAGCAGATACAGCATTAGCAAACAATATTATTCCTATCATAATTGGAGTAACACCAACGAAAATAGGTTCTCCTGGGAACAGTCATCAGTGGTCAATAGATTTGCATGAAGCCGAAAAAGGTGCATATAGTGCATATACTTATGCAAGCGTATGGAAAGCATTGCAAGACCCAAATAATCCAAATGTTGCTGATGATTCTAAGTTCACAGATACGGTACATTTGAATGAATTAGGGAATGAAGATTTAGCAGCAGCAATAGAAAGTCGCTTTGTAATACAATAGGATAATATCACGTTGTTATATACAATTAAATATAACATCTTAAATTAACATTTAGGCTCATTGATAGAGGGCATTTTTCATGGCTTGAGTTATCATGGTACTTTATGGTAAGATTGCTATCAAGATGGTTGAATATGCGAGATAAATTTAGATTGTTCATTGGATATATTTCATGTTATTGTAGGGGTGCTTATGGATTTAAAGAAAAAGAAGCTATATGTGAACATTACTGTAGCAATTGTAGTAATATTATTCCTAATATTGTTTTTTACTGACCACTTGGCATTAGCAGTTTCTATATTATTTATGTCAGGTGGGATATTAGGGTTAATAACTCGTAATATTGCTAATTACAAAGCATCGAATAATTTTCCTTTTTCTAATAAGACAGTTAGTTATGATGAAAATAGTATAGCTGGTCCATTATTAAATATAGGATTTTTGATACTTGGATTGATAATTTTTTTTATCAGCTTTCAGTTATAGGTTATTTATAGAATTTAATTCTATTTGGATTACTCAGAAATGGGTAGTCCTTTTTTATATTTACATAATCCTAAGTGAGGTGATTTGATGGCTAAATATAATTCTTCAGTGTTTTATAATAGAAAAATCCCTAACGGTGGAGCTAATTATAATTCTGCGCCGTATATGATAATTGTAATTGTGGCAGACAATGGACATAGTCTTGATGAAATAGAAAACATAATTGCTTCTATAAATGAATCTGACTCAGCATCCGGCTCAGACTCTATAATTCTTGTTTCCAATATTGAACTTGTTGATCAATCTGTTTCAGCAAAGGATTCGGTTTCCCTTACAGTGCATGTTGATATACCTGATATTGCTGCCGGCAACGATATTGTATTGCCCATTAAAGCTTCGGTACCGATTCAGGATCTCGGAATGGGTGTTGATAATATTGGAGTGGTCGGCGCTTTTTTCGTCATTGACTCAAATAATATACTGCAGCCGTTGGGCGTTTTAGTGTTAAAAGACAGCAGACTTGAACTCCTCCCTTCTACCCGGGACAGCACGGACGAAATACCGGGAATGCATGGCGAATTCGACTTCGGTACTGAATTCAATTCCCGCGCTTTTGACCTTCATGTTGCAACAGATGAGGGTTATGCCCCACTGGATAAAGCGCTACTTCAAAGACTCTTCGCTAAATATCTGGATCCCACCAAAGGTGCAAAGACTTTGATCTTCTCTGATGACATTGAAAAAACATATATAGTCAAATATTCCGGGAAGATTGATATAACACAGTACCCTTCTTGGTTTGAGTTTACTTTGCCCTTTAAAATGTCAAACCCGTTTATAATAGGCTCAATCGAAAAAACCTTGACCGGTAGCGGAACTTTGAAAAACAACGGAACCTTCGAGACCTCGCTAACAATAGAAATAGCTGGGCCTGCAACAAATCCGTCGCTGGTAATCGGTGGTCAAACGTTATCATACGCTGGCGTAATACCCTCTGGCCAGACGTTGTTCATTAATTCAAATGGCGGTTCAGGAACTGTAAAGCTTGGCGGAGTAAATGCTTTGTCCGGATATAATGGCATATTCCCTTCCCTACAACCTGGAAACACAAATGTTACTGCCGGAAGTAATGTCATAATACGTTGGAAAGACAAGTGGTTATAAAATAGTAAGGAGTTGATATTCTTGGAGATTCCAAAATACATTGAAGTAAGAACAGTTAGTGGCCAAAGGGCTGCTTTTTTATCTCCAAATGATGAAGGAAACAATATAAAAGACTGCTTTATTGATTGCAGACTAAATGGCGAAAGCACACTTGAATTTTACATCCCTGCAACATCTGAAAAGATGGCTGAACTCACACCTGAATGTCAGATATGGGCAGGTGGTAGAGTTTATACACTTCTTGGGCCAGAGACTTCTGATACTACCCGAGACGATAAGAACAGGCTTTGGGCAAAGTTCATGGCCGTTGAACGCTGGAAGCAGCTTGAAACAAGTTTTGTTGAGCCATCTATTTCAAATGATCCTTCAGCTGCTCCTCCTGCCGACTTAGCAGTTATTATCGTTGGTGGCGGTACAAACTTATCCGGAGGGCTATATCAAACCGGTACAGCAGCACATGCTTTATACGCCATTCTGCAAGGTTCAGGCTGGACCATAGGAACTTGTGATGTCACCGGCATCCATGATCTTGAGATGGAGAAAACAAGCCGTCTGGACCTTATAAGAGAAATACAGAACACTTGGGGCGGATATCTGGTCTGGGATTCAGTCAATAAAAGAGTCAGCCTCCGTTCCGGGAACACTTGGCAAAATTATACCGGCTTTCAAGTGCGGTACCGCAAAAATCTGAAACACATCACCCGAACCCAGAGCAACAGAATTATCACAAAACTGTATGCTTTTGGTCATGATGATTTGGATATAGCTTCTGTCAACGGCGGCATAAAGTATGTGACCAACACCAGTTACACTCCCCGGGAATACGTCGGCATCTACAAAAACCAGGACATTTATGATGCCCAGGAGCTTAAAGAAAAAGCTGCAGCAGAACTTTCTTTAATATGCCGTCCTCAATACAAATACACCGTCAAAATGGTTGACCTCAGAACCCTCCCTGAGTATTCCCATGAAGATTTTACAGTCGGTGACATGGTTGATGTAGTTGATGAGTCTGTCGCTCCGGAAATGCCCAGAGTAAGGTTAATCAGGCATAAGTATAATGTTTTTAAACCTTGGATTTGTGATCTTGAAATAGGCTCCCCGACGGAAAGGCTTGAAGAGGATCTGAAGGCAGCATTTAATACAACATCATTTATTGATAATATCTTTAAGGGAAACGGCCAGCTATCCGGATATAGTATCGAAAATCTGACCATTACAAATGCCAAAATATCCGACCTGTCAGCCGATAAAATAACGGCAGGAACCATCACTGCTACAATAAGTATCAACGCTCCTAATATTTACGGTGGTTCGATTACAGGCGGAACAATCACCGGAGCCTTAATCAGAACTGCTGCAAGCGGAACCCGGCTAGAAATGACAAGCACAGGCTTAACCAGTTATGCAACAGGTTCAACAAAGACAGGGATATCCCTGACAAATAACAGCAGCATTGGGCTTGGGGATTTGCAGTATTATTACAACAATGTTCTTCAAGGAGGCCTGCAATATAATACCAGTGATTCAATGACGTTGTATTCACGAAATGGAAATTCTATTGATTTGTCTTCTGATAAGGATGTCAATCTTTCTCCAAACAGAAGTGCAAGTGCCAAGGGAAGAGTTACAGGTATTTTATCAGACAATCATAATCAAGGAAATCATAATCATGGTATTTCTGCAAAAACATATCTTGCAACAGTAGATCCCGTAACTGGCGATGTTAATGGAATGGTTGAGTGGATTCCAAGTGGTGGCTTTACTCATAATCATGACATATATTAAAATACCCAGAGAGTTAATTCTCCAGGTATTTATCTAAAAAGTTTATATTAAAATAGGTATATCCATTATAATTAACGTAATATTTGGGATTGGCATTTTGAGTTTCCAATATTAATATTTTGTTTTGATATAATTTTCTTATGCCTAATTTTTCACGTTCTACTGAAATATTATTGAATTTGTGTAAATCTTGTTCACTGACATAAATATTGTCCTTGTATTTTATAGCTTTATATTTATTGTTGTAAGTAGTTGTTTCAATATTATCATTATCAGTTAAATTAATTGGATTAGAATTTTTAACAGCTTCAATATCATTATAATCAATATTAGGGTCTTGATTCTGATTGATTTCAGGCACAGAGAAATCTGGCAGACCGCTGTTTGTTTTCTCGGACTCAGGAATCGCAGGTTCAGCTATGGTTGTTGAGCCTTCTATGGTTTTTATCTCAATCTGCTTTTTCTCGCTGTTGAAGTTTGCATCCACTCCTGCAGCCTTCAGGTCGGCAAGTTTAATGTATGTGGATCCTTTTATGTTGTAGGCTTCGATTGTGGATTTAATCCCGTCTACAAGTATGGGAAATGGGCTCGGCACTGCTTCAAGCTTAATCGCTGCAAAAGTTGTAAGTGAAAGTGATAGTATTACCCCGGTTAATAGACCAGCTATATATTTTTTCATAGAATCGCCTCCTAGTTTAAGTATAGCCAATATTGGAAATTTTATCAAATATTTTATTGAATACCGATAACATTTAGGATAAAATGGAGAAAAAAGGAGGTAGTATTGTGCGAAATTTTAAACAATTGATTGCAGGAATTGTTATTGGTGCAGTTGTATTCGGGGCTATTCCTGTAATGGCTACGAATGGAACAAAAAACATATCTGCAGTATTCAAAAACATAAAAGTTACGCTTGATGGGAAAGAAGTAAAGACAAGTGCAGAGCCGTTTCAGTATGCTGGAAAGCTTTATGTTTCAGTTGATTTAATTTCTCAAATATCTGGCGCAAAAATTAATTATAATTCAAATAATAATACATTGCAGATAACCGTTACATCCCCTCGTGATACTGACTGGAAGGAAACTACTTCTAGTCTCCTTAATAGAACTAATGATATTATAAAGCAAGATAATAAACTGGATGTTTCTAAACACAGAGAGATAGCTGTACTTGCTAAAAAAATGAATCCAATAAGGCAAGATTCGGAAGCATATATACCTCCAAAAGGTAGAGAAGATATATATACACTTCTAAAAGAGTATATCAAGGCAATCGAATCAAAGCTGAATGCTAGAGCCAAAATCGGCATGTATAGAGAATTTAAAAAATATGGTGAAGAATTATCAGCAATTGATGATTTTAATTTCTACAAAGAAAGAGCTGATTCTATGCTTAAATCATTTAACAAAAACAACAAATAAAATGGCAAAGGGGCTACTCACCCCTTCCCTCCATTATCTCCATAACTTCCTGATATGTGTCCACTGTAATTTGTGCAGCCGATATCATCCGTTTTATACTAAAATCATGAATCCTTTTTACGTGACTGACACTGAAGAATATTTCTTCCTTTTTTAGTTCCATAGTAACATCCTTCCATGGTGTTTCAGAGCCATCCTCAGAATATCTTAGCTTCAGTATAGCTTTCTGAATTTTTGTCAGCACCTTCATTCCTGCATTCAGGCTTTCAATTACATTTGACAGTAGATTCACATCTTTCTGAAGCTGTTTTATATCCGACCTGGTTGAGTACTGAATTTTTAAGGCTATTTTCCCGGTTTTATCTGAAACAGAGCCAGTTGCTGGGATGCCACCTCCAGAACCCGAACCGTTCATATATGCGGCATAAATGCTGTCATCAATATTTTCTGCAAGTCTCTCAAGTTCAGATTTTATGCTTTCATGTGCCGCCTTTATAATTGGCAAGTTCTTTATTAAACTTTTTATTTCCTCTGGCCGTATAAGCATTTTTATGACCCCGTTTCTTTTAGGCTATAGATTTCAAAATATCTTCAAGAGCTGCCTTTACCTTTGTCATATTTTCTTTCAAGGTTTTATTCTCTCTGGATAAGGATTTGTTTTCCTGAAGGATAAATTTAATTTTTGTTATGATCTCCAGTTCTTCGCTTACATTATTTGAAGTCTTGGCATTAGGCTCAGATTTCTCACTTAATCCTTTCTGCGACATGGGTTCCTCTGAATTCTGCTTTTTCTCACCGGCTACAATCTTTTTCAGTTTATTATTCGATACATAATTCGCTACGCTGCTTGATGGTACGTCAAATTCCTTCGCAGCTATCCTGTATGCTTGGGCTGTAAAACCATGCTCTGTACATATTTCAATTAGTCTTTCCCTATTTATTTTAGTCATTTCTATACCCTTTCTGACCATTCCAGGGACGGTAGCTATCCCAGGTAGTCTATCTGTTTTTATTTTAATAGGTGGTCCATATTTCTCTATTTCTTCAGATGTCATTTTTCTTGTTATTGCTTCACCGCTCTTACGGTCCTGTCTGCCGTCCGGATCAACTTTAAATCCGTATGTCGGCATAAAACCATTACCTATGGCCATGTAAATCACCATCCCAATTCCAGAGCCGCTGCATACCTTTGACAGGTATAGGCTCCGGCAGCATCTTGACGTTTGCCAATTCCCATGCGTATCTGCCCGTAGTCCAGTCTCCGAATTCTAGTTCTGGTGGATAAATTGTTATCGCCCTGCCCGCTTCATCAATAATGAATCTTGAACCATCAATACTGTTTCTGTGCATCTTCCAGCACCCAACCAGCTCAGCCGTGGCTATAATACATCCCCTGGGCAAATCATCCGGGTCTATTATGCCAAGTGCCGCTCTTACTTTGTCGACTATGCATCCTATAGCCTCCCATATACTGCTGGGTCTCTTAGCCGCTGCATGTATCGCTATCACCCCTCGGTACTGGGTAGCCCATGACCTAGTTTCATATTTTTTAGCCTCGCAAGCTATAAGAGATGCCCACGGTTGCCAAATTGTTATTGCTTTCATAGGTCTATCTATCCTCTCTTCTTATTTTTATGATAGAATTAAGACATGAAAATACCGCATTTCGTCTGAATATGCGGTATTTGTTAGTATCTCCTATTTTTTTAAAAGTTCTATTACGGGACTTTTTTGGCCTGCTCTTTCTCTTCTTTCAATTTTACTATACTTTGAAGTCTTTGTTGTCGTTCAAATCTATTTATATACCAATCATTGATAAGTGTTTCTATCAATTCAATCAAAAGGCCTGCTTCCTCAGGTTCTACATCTATCATAAAATTTATATCCTTTTCCATGTGTGCCCCTATATTCCCTACTTTTCTAACTGCATCAATAGCATCCCAAGTTAATGGATCAATTTTGTCTTTTATGGCCTCAATCTCATCAACAAGTCTTGACTTATTGATTTTCCAAAAATCCCTTATCATTCCCTGTAAGCAACGCCTCGAAAGAGTCGCAGATGCCTTGGGGCTTAACTCTTTAATTAAGCAAGCCTCTGAATAATCCTCTAAAATAGGAGTTGGTATATAGTTAGGAAAAATTTTTGCAAGTACACCCGGAAGCAAATCCCAATCTTTAATATGTTTTACTTTACGCCACTGTCCACCCACCCATTTTGCTGAATACAAGTTGGCATAAGCAGATAATTCTAAACATTCAGGATTTGGGCAAACTATTAACATTGAATTTAAAGCTATATCCCCTTGTTTATTTTGAATATCACATAATAAATCATTTGTCCTTAAATTTTTATCAGTAATGGTAGTATCATGATTGCAATAGGGACATGTCCACCTAAATGGAACACCGGTTGGCATCATCATAAGTATTAACTCCTATTTTTATATTTTTTCTATAGTTTACCAATATAATATAAAATAAATAGCAGAAATTCAAGTATAAAGATGGAAGGTTGTACAATCTGTATATACCGCACTATTCAGTTTTCAAAGATCATGCATTTCCTGTTTTCTATTCAAACTGTGATTTAATCTACAAGGCGTTCTTTGATACGCTTTAATTTTTCATCACTGGATATCTCTGTATCGTTAATAATGTTTAAAAGCACTGTTTTCAGACTCTCAGCCTCATTTTTTACATTTTCAATTGTTTTAAAAAGGTTCCACATATTAACCAATTAAATCCACTCCTTTCCGTTGTATTCGACTTATTTTGCATATTAATTGCTATTTATTGTAAGAATATACTTTTTGATGTAGAATGTTGTTATAACCCAAATTCATACACCAGAGGAGGTGTTACATATGCCATCAACAGGAGAAAAACCGGGCAAAGGTTCATATCAGTGTAAAAAATGTGGACAAATTGTCAGATTGGATGATAGTACTGATACTTTGCCCCCATGTCCTAAATGTAATGGTACTGAGTATTATAAGGTTTAATTACTTATAAATTGCTCAATAGCTTCGTCTGAGTAGCCAAATACTCTCCCGGGCGCCCAATGTTCATAACCTGTATTTGGCTTTTCAGTGAAGCCCTTTATAATAATCAAGCATAAATTATATATATATCTACAAAGCTGTCCATGCATCCGAGGCAATTTTATCAATCTTATTCTTCAGATGAAAATTAAATGCTTCTTGAAGCGATAGTCCATTCCGTGATGCCGTTGAATATAATGTAGGTAATTTTATTCCAATAAGTCTACACGCATCCGTAATACATAATGAGCATGAATTAATTTTAATATTTTTATTTCTCCGTGTGTTTCTCATTTGCTTTTTATATGTTGCCCAAATGCAGTTATCTTTGGAATACCCCTTGTTTACATCAATTCTCTCTAAAGTTAACCCCGGAGAATAGCTTTTAAACATATCTTCATAGAAGTTCTCAAAACTGCTCTCCCATCTATTACAAACTTTAATTCCTCTACCTCCATAATCCTGGTATGTTTTTTGCTTTGGATCATTGCATCTTCTTATCATTGCCTGCCATACATAGTAAAATCTTGTATGTGACATATGATGTTTGGAATTGAGATTCTTTACTAAATCAAGTTTCATACATCCGCATGATTTTGTGTTTCCAGATATAAGAGAATTGGAGTCAATTGTTACTATATTTCCACAACTACATTTACATCTCCATAATGCTTTCCCATGTTTATTGGAACCAACTCTCTCAATTATGGTTAACTTTCCAAATACCTTATTTTTAAGATTTTTCGCTTCACTCATCTACACATACCTCAAATTCAAAATGGGAGTTCGTCATCCTCGGAGCCATCCATATGGTAGTATCCATCGCTAGATGAGGTATTCTCATTTTTCGACATAGAACCGCTGGGATTGTTATTCTGCTTAGTACCAGTGAAAAATGTTTCCTCACACACAACCTCAGTAACATAATGGCGTTTGCCCTCGTTGTCTTCCCATGTTCTGGTCTGAATTCTACCAACTACAGCTACCTGCTGGCCTTTTACAAAATATTTGCCCACAAACTCAGCTGTTTTATTCCAGGCAACTATGTTTATGAAATCTGCTTTGGGCTGGCCATCCTGTGCGAATCGTCTGTTTACGGCTAGGGTAAAGCTTGCGACAGCGGTGTTATTTCCGGATGTGTATCGCAAGTCCGGATCCTTTGTTAATCTTCCCATCAAAACAACCTTATTAATATGACACTCCCCCTTTCAATTTCTCAACAATCTTGTTCATATGCTCCGTAGCCTTCTGCTGAGCCAGCATTTTATCTTGCTCAGTTTCGGCCTTGTCCCCCATAATTCCAATGAACTGGGAAACCTTAAGACCAAGGAATTCCTGAATTGTTTCATCTGTGCCTTCCTCGGCAACCAGATAATAGCTAAGTATTGAATCCATTGTTTCATCAACGCCTATTCTCTGTATCCTATCTTCGGCTTGACTGTGAATTGCAGGTGACCAATCTAGTTCACCAAAGGCGCAGCATGTTGCACTCTGCAACCCATCAATGCCTGCAGCAGCCCGGAGAGAAATGCAACAAATATTTGTCTCCCTATTTTTAAAAGCCTGCACAGATGCATCTTTTTGATTTACAGTTTCTTTGCCAGTTATGAATACAGGATGAAATTCCTTTAGTTCTTCTTTGTAGATGTCCCAGACCGCATGGTGATAAGCGAACAGCAAGACTCTTTCCCCTGCTTCAAGGAGCATTTTAACGAATGTTGCAACATATGGAGCCTTTGCAATACCTATAGCCTGCCTGGTTTCATTCACTATATCTCGGGACATCCTGCCTCGTTCAAAGTGGTCTCTGATGCTGTCAATAATCATCGCTTTACTGACCGCAGACTGAATTAAATTGCTATAAGTGCCTGTATCAAAATCAATCGTCTGTACGACCCGGCGTTTTGGTGGGAGCTCTTTGAGCACGTCCAGCTTTCGACGTCTGAGCATAAGGCCTTCACGTCTCAGGTAATCACCCAGTAAATCTGGATTCTTGACCACATCAGAACCGTAACCAAAACACCATTCACGAGTAAATGAATCCCAGTCTCCCAAGCAGTGATACTCTATTATATTCATTACACTCCAAATCTCACCGCCACGGTTGTAAATTGGCGTCCCAGAAAGTCCAATTACATTCTCACACCTGGAAGCTACCAGGGATGCTGCGCTGTATTTCTCTGTGCCGGTATGCCGCAACTCCTGGATTTCATCCAATATGATGGCCTTGAATTTCATTTCAGGAAGGATGTTTTTCCATCCTCTTAATAGAAGATAGTGAATGATATATATGCTGGCCTCTGGTAACCTGTACGGCCTCAGGCCCTTAATGATGTGCACGGAATCTTTTTCATTTTCCTCAAATAAGGAAACCTCTTTTCGGGGAAGCTTTAGAAACTTGTTTATCTCTTTCTGCCAGTTGCGAATTAAGTGAGGAGGCACAATTAATAGGGCTGGGTAACTTTCAGTTGTAGCCAAGAAGGAAAGTGCCTGTGGGCTTTTGCCTAAACCCATTTCGTCAGCCAAAAGAGTCCGCCTATTGTAGAGCATGAAAGTATGTCCTTCTTCCTGAAATCCACGAAGTTCCCCTGTAAAATCCATGGATGGTTTTATCTTTTGTGGTGATGCGTTAAGCTCGTTTCTTTTTAGTACATGTTCCACTGCCTGTTTGTAGGAATTATCCCATTTATCAGAATCTTCTATATTTAAGGGATACCTCTGCATAAGCCAATTCAGGTCACCATTAAATCTCTTTGTGTTATTAAACTTCACGACTCCCGAACCTCGCACCGCACTCCCGGGGAAAAGTCTCTTTGCTATATCAATTACGCAAGGTTCACCATGGATTTCCCATGCATCACTTACAGAGTCATAAACAAGGGTTCCATAATAATAGTCAGCAGTTTCTACTTTATTTAAATATGCCGGTATCATAGTGCAATCCCCCACAGTTTGTTCAATCCCAGGGAAACACAGGGCTTCCCGTTTATCTCCCTGGGGACATCCATATTCTTTTCTATTACAAGAATAATTCCTTTAACCCGGTCAAACTCTGCATATCGTTGTAGTTGCCCTATTGCCTGAGCCTTATTGGGCTTTCCTTTCTTCACTTCAATAGCAATTCCGTTCCTGAATGTAAGGAAGTCAACCCGATTTCGTGGCCCTAGCTTGCATTCCCTCTCGTAGTGTATTTCAGCATCAATAAGCAACTTTTCAATTTCTGCTTGAAGATCGTATTCCTCGTTAACAGGATTAATCCGTAACGTTTTGAGAACATCTATTATTTGTTGCATCTTGATCTCCCCTTTCCAATTCCCCGAGCCACTTATTCAAATCATTCTTCAGCACCAGATTATCTGTTGATTCCATATATGCTCTTAACGCGGCTCTGGCGGCCGGGTCTTTATCAGGCCTTAATACAAAACATCCTTCTACCGGCTCATTATTTCTTGCTTTAAACACCCGGTATTTTACTTCAAGGCCAGTATAATCACTCTCATATAGAGTTGGGAGAGTTACGGGTCTTTTCAAAAACCCTTTAAAAGTCCTATTTCTTATTGCATATACAAGCCAATCGGCTATTATCAATGCAGCAATGAAACCAATTTCAAATACTATAAATCCAACCGGAATAACAATAAATGCCCACCATTTAAACACGGCTATTGCAACAACCATATCTGTAATAATAAGCAATAGTCCCACGGCTCCAATGCCTATTAAAAATAAAATCTTAATAATTTTTTCAAGCATTTTTCTCATCTCCTTTGCTGGCTTCAAACGAAACTTTACTAATTGCTTTTAAAGTCCCGCTCATTTCGGATAACTTCAACTGTAACCCGTCATTTTCAAAGAGAATTTCCCTGACGCAATCTGAGAGTTCAGAACTGTCCTTCCCATGATTGTGAAGGTAGAATCTACAGAGTTCGATTTCCTGCCGCTGAACCTCAATGGTATCAATTAAATCGCGAATATCGCCTGGGCAACATATTTTGTTATAAAACCCTGTCTTTAATGCGTGTTTAATGACTTCCAAACTATTTTTATTAATTATCATATTTAATTCAACCTCCCTATATCGCCCATTTAACTGGTTTCAAATCTGCCTTAAGATATAGTGGATGCTTGGGGTGACCATCTTTTGTCAAACCGAGATACTGTAATTTATCTTCAAATATACGAATTATTTTTTTATCCCGATTATGCAGATTCCCATGCGTTCCCCAAGCTGCGATAACAATATCTGAATTATTCACAGTGTCGAAAATATATTGATTATTTAAAGGCCCGATTGGGTCTGATACAATCTTTAATTCCGTAGGGTTCGTAGCTCGGTAAGCAAACAGATTTACAACCTTTATCCCACCGTAACCCCAGCCCCTGGCATAATTCATGCAGCGGCGTATTGTTGGATCATCCTCATCCGCATCTGCTGTGGAAGGATTTAGCATTATAAACACCACCAGAGGTTTTGATTCATCCCATATCCGCCAGAGCTGATACCGGTACTTGCCTGTTTCATCTATGATTGCACCTTTAATCATTCATCTTCAACCTCCTCATACATTCAGGCCATTCTTGGATTGGATAGCGCTCATAAAGTGGACTTTTTACAAATACCGGGACATTCACCTTCTTGCATTGGTCGATTATAGATTGCACATCTTCATCATTTGGGGGCTTATTTGGATTGGTCTGCTGGCCGATGATAACTAAATCAGCATATGCCAGCGTGCTTAAATCTTTCGGTGTTTCAAGCAAAGGCTCTATTGAAACAAAATAATGACTTCTGTGCGGTCTAGGTGTATTTATACAGGCAAAGGGGTCGCCTTCTTTCGTCACCGTGCTTCCAAACCAGAAATTCGGTTTATCCGGTACTCCTTTGCCGCCGTTCAGTTCACCATATCTCTTCGGGTTCTTCGTAAGAAATAAATATGTGTGCCATGGAGCTCTTTCACAAGCCTCAAAAACTTCCTGAATCCATGAATCTGGCACCCATTCCCCGAACAAGTCTCCCATGTATACAACACCGATAATGCTTGGTCGCTTGATTTTCTGAGGCTCATCGAGGCGATAGCGATGAAAAGTGGGAGTGAAGCCGAAGGGATAAGGCGCCTTTATTCTGTTGCCGTGTTGCGGTATATACCTGGTCAATGGCGCATTAACCACATATAATCCTCCATCTGTTCGCTCCCAACTTCCGTCATCTAGGCGGTCAATATCTGCGCCCCCAAATCTATGCGCTATCTTCTTCGCATAACAATATTGATCTTTACACGAATGCATACAACCTGTGACGGGATTCCACGTATAATCCAGGTACTCTATCTTTTCTTTGTCTTGTTTATTCATCAATGTTTTCCCCGTCTTTCTTTAACAAAAATCTCTTTTCAACTACTGCATAGATACTCTTTACCACGCATTTCCGTGGCATTTGATAATCTGGAAGGACAGCACCGGATGAATAGTCTATTACATAATCAACCCCATTGTACAATTCAACACCTTCCAAAGCCTCTTGAATTTGCACAAGATTAGGTTCTTGCAGAAATTCAATCTCGTCTCTAAGTGAAGGCTCTCCGCTGAATCTCTGAACATAACACTTAACAACATATTTAATCTCCATAAATCACTCCTCCGCTCCTAACACATAAACCTCCAGCATCTTCACGCCAAACACCCGGCAGGCGTTCCCATCAGCCATATACACATCAATGCAATTCCGCTTAATAGCGCCACCCCGGTCCTTGACCACAAAAATCCCTTTATTCGGTGCATCTCGGAAGTATGGTATGTAAACTCTTGTCCCGAATTTCAACTCCGGTCCGGCGGCAACAGTGTACCATTCCTCGACCGATTCACCGCTGGCCGTAATCCCATACAACGGATGATTTGGCAGCTTCCCACATGATTCCACGGATAGATCATAGGCCGTTACCCTCATTCTTCGCACATCTGCGCTACCCCGTGATATTTTGTTGTCAAGCTCATTACGATTGGTTTCGACTTTGGATGATAAAACATCTATTTGCTCTGTGATCTTGGCGATATCTGATGATATGGATGGCAGTACTTCAACTTGTTGCTGCAAGACTTCTATTTGCTCATTTATAACATTTATATTTTCCTGATTTTCAAGTGCCAAGCTATTGTACTTGGCCAACAAAACCAGCATCAGTGCAAGTACACTCAAGATTGCTATATCTTTTAATTTCAATCTCCTTACTCCTCCCTCCAGAACGCTTCCCACTCTTCTGGTGTCGGCTCCGGGATCTCTTCTTCAACCGGATAATATTTCTCCAACAACGAAACCGGTGGCGGGTGGCCATAGTGGTTTGTGTAAAACTCAATATATTGCTGTCTATTCATCAAGTCCAACTCCCTTCAAGGCCTAGTTGATTATTGTTCTGAGCTTTTATCCAAGGTTCATATTCCTCAAAACTACACTTGGTATAAATCCTTCCATTTATCCAACGAGCGAAATGATGATGCTTTTCTGATATATAAGTCTTGTTGTAAGGCATCACATACGGGTTAATGTTCATTTCTCTGAGCCTACGGAAGCGATACATATCCTCCTCAAAAGAAGTATTGTAACAAGTTAGCATAAAACACATCTGTTTCCAACTCTTAACATACTGCTTGAAAAGTTTAATGCCATCTAATATCTGATTCTCAAACAACATCAGGTCCCAAGCATAGTGTATGCTGCGTAAATGGCTTACTTCTGATAACGCCTGAGCTATTTCCGGGGTCAACAGTCTGACATCAATACCCTGTGTAATGTCTACAACCAGCTTTCTGTCCCGGATCTCGTGTAACTTTTCGATGCAGTCAGGGTCTGCCGTCAAATTGTTATCATATAATATCAGGACATTTGACCTCGGATTGAGGAGGTCATTTATCTCGGCCACATGATGGAACTCGCCTTCTTTCTGCCTGACTCCACAGAATCCACATTCTTTCCTGATACAACCCCTGCTACTAAATCCCATCCCGGCATTCACAATCTCAGCAGCCTTATGCTCTTTGCTCCTTTTTGTGGCAATACCACCCCTGATTCGGGGCAGTATATCTGAAGCTTTGTATAAATCGTAGTCAGGCTTACAGGCTTCAATTTCAGGCGGCAATTCAGTATGTGTAACCTCAACAAATCTTCCCTTTTCATTAACTATGAAATCCCATCCAGTCCCGCCAATTTTAATTTCTGCTCTAGGATATAATTGCATTATCTTCTCGGCCTTTGACCGGCTCCAAGTAAACAAGACAGATATATATACTTTATCTGGCCTATCACAGGTGTTCAGATATACGGTGTCACCCAGCGCCTTATGCCAAGTTGAAAGTTTCATCAAGGCCAAATTGGGAAGTTTCCCGTCTATATCAATCAATAATACATTCAAAATATCACCATCCCTATAATAATGGCTGAAACCCAATGAAAAACAAGAAACATCACCGTTGAGCCTGTTATACCCCAAAATCGCTTATCGGCTTTTTGCATAATTCTGATGCTATTCAGCATAAGGAATATCATTATCGAAATCCAGATCATTTGTGCTGTACTGTTCACCTCTAGCGGCTCCTTTCATGATATTTATACAGAAATCATAAGGCGCCACTGCGTACTTAACTTCTTTTTCAATATCATACTCGTGCGTATTTAATCTTACGTTTTGAGCGACTTTGTTTTTTGTTCCCTCAATTTGCTTTATAACCTCGTCAATATCAAAAGTAGTAGGCTGGTTATCGACTATTGCCATTACTGCATCAAAGAAAATTATCTCATGCAACTGTTTGCAGTCAGACTTTGCTGTCTCAAGTGATTTTATTAATACTCCCCTACTTATCAAGTCTCTCATCCCAATACCTCCATTTCATCACCAAAGAAATCAAATAACGACGGTACTTCAGCTGAATTTTCAATTGCTTTTAGAAAATCCACCGATTTATTAAACCAGCTTTCTTTAAGTTCAATCCCTATACCTTTTCTTTTCATGTCCACAGCTTTATAGGGAACGCTTGCAATTCCTGCAAATGGATCAAGTACCGTATCGCCCTCATTGCTCCACAGTTCAATGCAATTCTGGATTGTATCTAACTGAAGCGGTACGATATGCCTTTCATCCTTTTCATCCCTTGCTATCTTGGCATTAAGCGTATTTGATTGATCGATGTCCATCCAAACAGGCTCGGCTACCTTTTGCCATTTATCAACTGGATAACTTTCATTTGTGTGAATAATTGGATTTGCATTCACTCCTGGCTTTCTAAGAGTAACTATATAGTCAGGCAGTCCCATTCTGGACATAGCAGAATCCTTTTTTAATTGCTTATGCAGCAGGCCTAATGCGTTTGTCCTAACCATTTCAACAACCGGGGATTTACGGATTGTAACTCTACTGTGATAGATAAAACCTACTCGTTGAAACATTCTTATAAGCAGTCCCGGGAAGTCTTTTAATCCTATTTCTCCGTCTCTTTCTTTCATCAATGGTACGTCCGTGCAATGAAGTGAGATATTTCTGCCTGGCATTGTTACTCTGTATAATTCTTTTGCTAAAAATCTCATATGCCTGATAAATTGCAGGTCGCTCTTGGAATTGCCCATATCTCTATCACTATTCGAATATGTGTAAAGCGATAAGAATGGCGTTGAAGTCAATGTATATCCTATTGAATTGGCTGGAATGCCTTTGATAACCTCAACATTATCCCCGTTATACAAAACCCAATTACTGCCATGCGCTTGATTTAGCACTTTCAATTCGCCACCCCCAACCAATCCGGCAATATCATTTCAACCTGCGGATTGTAGTCTATTGTTTCCCTAACCGTTCCATGTACTTCTGCTGTCAGTATCTCTTGCGTATGTTTGACCATTTCGGATATCATGCGGTCAGAATCTCTTTCCTTCCGTTCAATATTGGCTTTTACGGCTCCTTCGGCTTCAGATATTACAATGTATACGTTAACTCTTTCCTTTCTCCCAAATCTCCAGCAGCGGCGCACTGCTTGATAATACTGTTCATAACTATCGGATAACCCCGTGAATATTTCATTTCCGCAACTTTGCCAATTCAAGCCCCATCCAAATATGGATGGCTTACTGACTATTGCCCTTATATTACCTTTTGCAAAATCAACGGCAGTCTTAATCTTATGTTCCGTGCTGTCGCTTCCCCTGACCTCAACTGCATCCGGGATAGCTTTCCTCAATGCTTCCGACTCAGCGTTTAAATCGCACCAAACGATTACCTGTTCTTTTATGCCATTGGCTATTTCGGCCACCTTTTTAACTCTCGATTCCAAACTTTCATATCTTGCTTTCCTGCGGTCTTGCAGCGTTTGAGCTGTCTTCACAAACATGCTGTATGGATCTATTGGGCTTTCAACAACAATTTCATGCAGATTCAGCGGCGGCAACTCGAATCCCTCATCTGGATATCCTAAGTCTGATGGCTTTTGGAGAACAACCGCCCATGAAGCCACCCACTCCCAAAATTTATCCTCCGCGTGTCCCTTAAGCCTCCATTTAGCGGTATCTCCGCTGTCGTGCACGAAAAACATTGCCAGCATTTCTGAACGGCTCATTACACCCAGGAACTCAGCATGATTCCCTATTTCCATGTAATCGTTTGGGGCCGGTGTTGCGGTATACTCAAATTTGTATGGCGTATCCCGGAACATATCAATAATCATATTGCGGTATTTTCCATCAAAAGATTTCAATATGCTGGCTTCATCCAGAATCACACACCCGAATTTGTCCGGATTGAAGTGTTGAAGCATTTCATAATTTGTAATGTTTATCCCCGGTTTAACATCCGCCTGAGTTCTGCATATATTAGTTTCAATATCGAACTTAATACTCTCTAAAACGGTCTGATGGGATACTGCAAGGGGTGCCACAAGAAGAACATTTTCTTTAGTATGCTGATAAACTTGTTTCCCGGCTTCAAGCTGCATTGGAGTTTTGCCCAGTCCACAATTTGCCCACGTTGCAGATTTACCTTTTTTCAAGTTCCACCGAGTAATATCTCTTTGAAAATCAAATAATTTAGGATTCAGATTCTCCTTTGCAACGTTGAATCCTGAAGACAATACAGATATTTTTTTCTCTTCCAGAAATTTTAAGTATTCCATATCTCAGCTCCCTATTTTGTTCTAACCGGAAGAATCATGTATCTGTAGTTATCGCATTCAGTTGGCATTATGAAGGCCGGTGCCAGTTCTCCAGAAAATCCTAGAGTAGTATTTTTATCTGATACATGTTTCAGGCAGGTTATAAATCTACGCGGGTCAAGACCAATTTTGATATCTTCTCCAGCAACATCACAGAATATTTCTTCATCAAATGAGCCTTTTTCACTCTTCATTGTCAATCTTATTGAATCAGCCTTTGATATTATCTTGAGTGGTTCACTTACGGTTCCCTTTGGGCCAGTATCAAAAACCAACAGTGCTCTTTCCAATGATTGAGTAAGTTCTCTTGTATTAACACAAACCTGTGTTTTGAGATCCAAAGGTGCATATCGTTTATAATTCATATATGTACCTTCGACCACTCTTACAGTTACTCTCGTGTTATCAAAAGATATTAGTGCCAAACTGTCTGATAGATCTATGTTCAATGTTCCATCACCAGTTATTGACTTTGTAACATTTTCAAGGGACTTGCCACACAGAAGTATGCTGGCATTTGAAGAATCAATTTTAAACTTTTGCCAAGCTACCATATACCCGTCAATTGCCACAACATCCGCACATCCGTTTTCAATATTGATTTTTATTCCGGTAAGTGTTGGTTTTTCTTCGCCTTCATATACCGCGAATGCTACACCATTTATGGCTTCAACAAAGAGCTCCTTGTTAACTTCGAAACTGATTTTGCTTGTTATATCCGGGACCTTTGGATACTCAGCTTCTATAACTGCCATTTTCATAACAGCTTTACCAGCTTCCAAGTTCATTTTTTTATCTTTAACAAAAATGTCTATCTCCTCGTCAGGCATTTTTCGAACAACATCACAAACCATCTTTGCATTTACTATGGCACTTCCGGAGCTTATTACCTCACACTCTATCGTGTGCTCTATTGTCGATTCCAAGTTATTTTTTATAAGCTTAAGCTTCCCTTCCTGGGCTTCAAACAATATGCATTCTAGTATTGGCTGTATTACTTTCCCTGCTGTCGGCACCGCTTTTATCACCGTATCCAAAGCTTGAACAAGTACGTTTTTATCAATTGCGATCTTCATCCCCAAAATACCTCCTGACCTCATCTATTTTACCGCTTACCCATATTTTCAGATTCGAGAACCCCCAATGGACATCGCCCAGCAGATTCGGCATAAGCGTCTCTAATAACGCATTTCCAATCGCTGTCGCTGTCTGAACCGGTACCGCATTGCCGATATACTCCCGGGCTTTTCCGTCACTACAATCTATCAATTCAAATGGCGTTCCATCCTTCATAGTTCTTGGGAAGCCCTGTAACATTGCCATCTCATATGTGGTGATAGGTCTATGCCAAGTGCCATCTACCGCAATAATTATGTAGATACCTCTGTCATCTGGTCCCGGGATTCTCGGGTCTGCCACCGCAGCTGCTCCTGCATGAATATCTCCACTTGCTGTTACCGTCTTAGCAGGTTCATCCCAATCCATCACACCGTAGTTTCCAGCTCCTGACCATTTCCGAGGATCTGCCACTGCTGCCACTGAATTTGAACTGCTCACACTCATATTCCCGGTTATTGTGTTTATTGGTTTATTCCAATCAGCAATTCCATATAACCCGGGCCGTGATTCACAATGTATGCGCTTGTCTGCCACGCAAAGTGCTCCTGACTGAACATCAGTTTGACCTATGACTGTACTTGAAGGTTCCTCCCATGGTATAACCCTGTACGTTCCCGGATATCGCCCATCTCGTTTATTTAACCTAGGGTCAGCTACTACCGTTCCTCCATTGGTTGGCCCTGTTCCGGACGTGATTGTCCCAGCGGGATTGTCCCAATCGGTTACTCTAAAACAATGATTAAAGTGAGGAGATTTATCTATTCTTGGATCTGCCACAGATACCGCGCCATTGGTCGGACCATTTCCACCTGTGATAGTTGGCCCCGGCTCATTCCAATCAGCCACTTTGCAAAGGTTAGCATATTTCGGTATCTTCGTGTCTACGCTTTCAGGTTCTAAATAATCATCATCTTCAATCTCACCTAATAAATCCGTACCGAAGCTTTCAGCAAATCTCTGAATATCCGGGTCTGCATATATGGGAGCTCCGCTTCCCAATCGACTTCCTGTTACCGTCGGGCTCGGTTCATCCGCAGATACAACTCTGTATTTATTGCCATAACCCTGAACGAACTCAATACGCGGGTCGGCGACTGCTGAAACTCCTGTGCTCTGTCCAACTCCCTTTGTAGAAGATGTAACCGCATTTGAAGGTTCATCCCAGGGAACAATTCTCCAAGCACCTTTCCATTGCTCTCTACCGAAATTCTCAAGTGCTCTCCAGTCTTTCCCGGCTGGTATAAGAGCCAGTCTTTCCCATGTTCTCCATGCAAGATTTGGAATCCGGTGCATTTTGCCACCTCTAGCCGTGTCACCAGGCATTGGCAACGGACCTAAAATGTCACCGATAGACTTAAGCGGTAATTCTGGAGGTTCAAACACAAAGTCCGGAACCTTCTCAACAAATCTTGAGATATGTAGATATCTTACTCTGTGCTGTCCAAGTCCTCCCCATTTTCCACAATCATATAAGGCTTCATGAAAAACATATCCTCGAGGTGATAACATTGTTCTTATGCCCTTAAGTGTCTTGTCTCCCCTGCCTTTATCGCGTATGCCAGGGACATTTTCCATCAGTAAAATAGGAGGTAAATCGTCAAACCAGGCTTCAAGTACAAGCTCATATATTCTTAATGGTAATTCGTTTAACGCCTGATACTTTGGCAACTCTGCCGTTTTTTTTGGCAATAGTCGGCTATTCCCTTTGCACGGCGGGCTCATGACAACCACATCAGGCCGTTTATTGATAAGTTCTCTCAGTTTCTTAGGAGTTAATTCTTCCCACTCAGGTCCTGGCTCATGGCCGTAGAACATAATGTATTGCCTTCTGGTAAAAAGGTCTAAGCAGATAGCTTTATTGCCTGTTATTCTCTCAAAGTTTTTGCAGGCTACTGGGTCAACATCTATTCCAACAACTGTTTTAAATCTGCCTGTAATGCCTTTATATTCATGCCTGGATTGTTCAAGTCCCAAATCCTGGCCTCCCACTCCACAGCAGAAACAAGCAACATATAATTCCATTTCATTATTTGTTAAATTCACTTAATCACTCCTCGTCTATGTCTGGGTCAAAATCCGGCTCATCTGCAACCCAGGTATTATCTTTCAAAACCAATTTATCAATTCTGTCAAAGATACAAGGCCGCGTTTCGAGCAATTCTTCCGTAGTCTCAAATACATCAAATAGACTCAGCAAGCCATTTCTTTTTGCGACCTGAAGCTTTCGGATTTCATCTGCCATACCCTTACGCATGAATGCTTGCCACTGTTTATTGTGAGTCCTCCGGAGCATAGCCATGTGATTATTCTGATAGAGTAGATCTGTCCCGCATCCCATACAGCCATTACGGGGTATCTTGTGGAACACTTTGTTTTCATCCGTCCAGCCCATATCATATAGGCTGGAATATGGAACATTGTAACGGTGTATATATGCCCATATGTCATCATCAGTCCAAATGCTTATGGGATTGCAATGCCAGAATGAATGACCATATTTCTCAAGATGTGGCCGGGAAGATTCAAAGAGGTATCCACGGGAAATGAAATTCGTTTGTCTTGACCGCGACTCCGCCGCCATTAAGCCCTTAAATATAACATCAACGTCAAGTTCAGCTTGAAGTCTTTCGCTCGGTTCCTTCTTTAAAGTGTCACAGCAGGCCTGAGAGATTTTCACCTGTCGAAGTATATCGTAATAGGCCAGCAGTTGAGGGTCCTCTGATTCACTCTGAGAAAATTGCAGGAAGCAATCTATATTGATTCGGTGTGCTTTTAGTTTTGAGAATGCTTTCCCCAACAGTGGCCATCCGTATTGGTCAACGCACCACCAGTAACTTTTTACCGTACCTTCTGGCCAAAAAAGTCTTTCTTTCTCAAATTTCTCTTTTAGATGTTCCGGACAAGCTGCTTCCAGAGCTGCCGTACTTTTTAACTTGCCGTCGTCTTTCAGAACCGTATAAAGAAGGTCCATGTCTATTAGGTACTGAAGTATTTCCTGCTGCGCTTTATATTTATAGCTCGGACACTCAGTCTTTAATGGGCAGGCTTCGTAAAAACATCCTTTTCCCCATTCCTTCCCGATCTGCCGGGCAAATTTTAAGCATTCCGGATATTCAACACCAGTATTACCATAGATGATGACAGTCTTTTCGGCATATTCCGGGAAGAATGTTCTTATTAAGTGCCATAATACGAGGCTGTCTTTGCCACCTGAGAAGGCTATTGCCGCCCTGTGTTTACAAACTGAATATGCTGTATGGATGGCCTTTTTAGCCTCATTTATCTTATAATCCAGATCTTTCTTTTGCTCTATTTCAAGGTCTTTATAACTGATATACATTAGTGACCTCACTCATTTATAATTCTTGATACTGTATCCAGCCAGTACGCTGGAGGTTCCAGTCTGACAAATACCCTTTGACTGATTCTGAGGCAAATGAACTTCTTTGGACTTAAAAACCGTCCAGCATATATTTTGATATCCTGTTCCCATTCATCAATGCTTTTGGTAGGGTTAAGTTCAACCGTTATACTCATCTGATCCCATATTTTGGCCATTCTGTTTAGTACCTGAGCTAATGCTATTTCAGCCCTGTCCCTATTCTCTGGAGTCTCCGCCATATATTTTGTGCGCTCATATTCTTCTGCTCTTCGCAGCCGGTCTTTAAGATTTTCAAATTCCATAATAATTTTTGTGTCCATATCCACACCTCAAAATGGAAGCTCTTCTCCGTTGTCGTCGTAATATTTACCGGTTTCCGGCTCCCAGGCATCACCTTGTTGTTCGCCGGTAGCAGTTCTTCCAAGTAATCTATTCAAAACCGCCCTTGGGATACACCGATCAATGATTTCCCTGTATTGCTCATAATAATCAAGATCAATCATCGGCATCTTGCTCGTCACCTTCTTTAAGCATCGTTTTTGATAATCCAGAAATGAGCTTTTTTGATGAATCCGGTAGCATGGAGTATTCTTTTATTTGCTGAACCCTTGCAGAATAACTGCGCATGAAATTGGACTGAATGACTGTTTCAAGTTGCTTTGTTTCAAGGAGAGCCCATTCTCGGAGCTGCCCCGGACTACCGACAATCTTTTGAAGAACGGCAGGGAGGTTATTGAAATTTTCGGTTGCATTGTAATATGAGATTGCATTTTTAATCTTTGCCCAAGCCTCAAATTCAGTAGGCGCTGGAAGTTGAGTTAGTTGAGCAACTTTCTTTTTTATATCAGCCGGAACAGGAGGAAATTCAAGCGTGCAAATTACTGCATGGACTGCCTCGGTAACAATTTTTGCGTTGTCATCTTTAAACAATACTGCCCATAAATTCAATGCAGCCTGCTTTTCATCTGAGGTCTTATTTGCATAAAACCTCGGGTATGCAGTCTCAAGAATCATCATTATAGTCGCTGTTTCCTTTTTGGTCATGTTCATTAGCCTCCTCTACTAAATCTACAAAACTCACATTCTTACCCTGTTTTTGCTTTGGTGCATCTCTGCCCTTTTTGTTTCCGCGTTCTACCTTCTTTGCTCGATACTGTTCAAGTGTCTTAACATTCTGGGATATGGAATTATCAAGCACCTTTTTAGCCCAGTTCCATTTATTATCCATGCCAAGGCTGTCTTTAAGTACCTCTATAATCATTTCAGGCTCTAATCCATCAATATCCATAGCCTGAGATATCGTCTCAGCTTGAAAAGGAGTAATAAGTCCAATGTTCTGGTTAAAAAATCTAAATACTTCGCCCTCGCGCGCGCGTTCTTCCTCTTCTTCTATAAGGTTAGGTATAGGAGAAGGTGAAGGATAACGGTGTTCTTCGGTACTTTGCGGTGATTGCCGGTGTTGCTCGGTGTTTTGCGGCGAAATGCGGCGCTTTTTTTCAGGGATGTAAGTCTGATATTTATAGAAGGAACTCGGTGGGAAACTCAACATTTTGCCATCAGACTTAACCAGCCCAAGCTTTATCATCCCATCAACAGCCCATTGGATATCTTCCTCTGCTTTATCTGTGCGCGCTGGCATAACTTTGTTTTTAATCTCAAATGGATCTGCAGTTATCAGGCAGGTATCCTCGGCATGTGGGATCATCCATGTATAAAGGAGCGCTGCAAAGTCGCCGTATTCAATCGCCAATTTGTTAACAGCTTTATCTATTGAAATCTCAGTTGAAATATATCTGCGTCTTGCCATTTACATACCGCCTTTATGTTGATGGACAGGGGCCTCGACCTGACCCCGCCATCTGATCTATGTGAATTTTGGGGTTAATAAGGGAATTTTTCCAGTCCTACTTCCAGTCCGGGCTTAGCTATCCTTGGAACTATACCTGTTAAATCTGCAATTTCCTTAACCATGCGTTCTGCGTCTGCGTTCTGACTACTCAGATGTAAGAGAATGATTTCCCGGCATTGGCTCAGGTCATTTGCTCTAAGGAAGTCTTTCAGTGTTTCAAGACTCATATGGCTTTGTAGTAGCCTTGGTTTCATTGCTTCATGGATATAACCATTCTCAATATTCCAGTCCAGAGTTTCCTTTATATAGTTGCATTCAATCATGATATAATTGAGGCCAGTGAACTGATATTTGCAATAATATGAATCAGTTAGGAATAAAAGTTTTTCACCTGCTGGACGGTACTGAATAAGGAAACCTAAACTTTCAGGAGCATCATGCTCAGTGTCAAACGGCAATATATCAAAATCCGATATCTGAAACTTTTCTTTTGACCTCGCAAAGCTTAACCAGTACGAGTTACATGCCCAGTGTTCAATGTTCAATGCTTCACAGGTTCCAGTACTTAGGTAAGTAATAATCCCCGCTTTCATCACGTCTAAGACTGCCTTGGAATGGTCCTTGTGACAATGTGTAACTAAGCACCCCTGAACACTTGACAAGTCAAATTCAAGTCTTTTTTGTATTTTCTTCCATGGAATCCCACATTCAAGCAGCAGGCTCCCTGTCGGTGACTCTAGGATATAACAATTGCCAGAACTTCCGCTTGCCAGCACCTTTAATTGCATTTCTCTGCCTCCAGTTTAATTCGATGATATTCCCTGCATTCCGGACATGTTATATTTCCATAGTTAATTGCACCACATACCGGGCAAACTGGGTGAAAATGCATACTAGTTTCAGTACAAGATAATAATGGACATGGCCCACTAAATGGAATGTATTTTTTAACCTTTTTCATATCAATACCCCGGCTCATCATCAATGGCCATTTGCTGTCCCTGGTCTTTTACCTCAACTTCCGGAACAGGCTCAATGTCAATAACCTCCATATTAGCCTTGGTTTTTATTTCCTCCTCGACCTGGACATCAACCGGTTTTTCTGACATTTCATCCTCGGTATACATAGCCCCAAGATTAGTCGGAAATGCTTCTCTCATGGCCTGAACAATTGCCACTTTACGAATCATAGTTGAGGGTCTGTCCTTCCACTGAGACTGTTTCTTGTCGTATTCGGTGAGTGATACCATTTGGCTGAATGGGAATTTCTTGTCCTTACGGTATACTTTCGCCCAGCCTCCGACCAGCTTGTCAGTAGGCAGGTAAAATGTTCCTTCAACTTCAATCTGCTTACCGTCGCGTATTATAATGATACCGGCCTGCAGCCCTTCATAGTCAGGATGGTTCTCAGCCCGTTTCATGAAAGCTTCTTTCCCAGTTACAATCTGCGCTTCGTTCCCAAATTTAATAAGATATGCCTCATTAAGGAATGGATTCAATTTCTGATATTTACAGAGGTTCATGAACAGGACCAAATCCTGGTCGGTTATATTGGCATTCCCCCTGACCAAATACTTCCTTACGATTTCACCTGAAAGCTTGATTTCTTCATCTCCGACATTGTAGGTCATTACCTTAGTGTTTACCTGGTTGTTTAATGCGATGGTTTGCTGTTCCTGTTTCATTTATTTATCCTCCTGCCTTACGGCTTTACAAATTACGTTTTTACGCTGGATTGCATTATAGGCCATCCTAAATTGCCAACTCATAAACCAACCATTGTGAGTTAATTTGTGGTGCCAATACACGAATTCTTGTGAAGCTAATTCATCAAGGTTTGTAATTGGCTCGCCTTTTACGAACTTGCTGCGTGGTTTGCCCATGCTATCCCTCCCCTGCACAATTTGAGCATAGCGGCCCTATTTCGTTATCAACTGCTATTTGAATGAACTCAGCTTCATCCGGATGAATTTGAGCATTGCAGTTTACACAAAACTCCGTGCATTCCTCTTTGTATGCCTCATATGCATCTTGACAGCGGCATCCTTCACAAGCTGTATAACCATTTGGCGCACCATGAACGCCTTTGGCTTCATCTGGCAGTGGACAGTATTTGCATAGTTCTTCGCCGTCAGTCAATTCTTCAATGGTTCTCACCTAATCCACCTCCACGACCAATTTGCTGTACTTCTGCCTATCCTCGGCGATACGGATATCAGGCTTTATCAGGCTAATAACCTGGGATTCAGTCTCTGCAAGTTCAGTAATACTCTCCCTGTTATCTACAAAAAGTGGCACTCTGACTCCATAATGTTCAGACAAAGCATTTATAATGTCTATGCCGGCATTGATTCTCCCGGCAGTATTTCCGTCGCCAAATGGAACCCATTTGCCGTTTGTGTTGACCATAGTGTCGCACACTTCCACCACGCCGCCGTTTTGCTGGATGTCGAACAAGCGGAAGCGAACATATTTGAATTTGGAATTCATTATGTCGGTGAGGGTGTTGGCCTTTGCTTTGATGAACTCGGTTATTAGGTTCAACTGGCCCTCCAGTTGGCTTTTCTGATTGGATAGGTCGCGCTCGGACTGTTTTAATTCTTCGATGCGGGCTTTGGCATTTTCGACTACCCGCTTATTGTTCAGGGCGCGATTACAGTTTTCAATATCAGCAGCTATAACTGCTTTGCGCTGTCTTGCCTCTGCCGTTGTATCTTCAATCGGTTTATTAAGCTCTGCTTCCAGTTGTCCTATTTTTCCGGACAGCTGAGTATATTCAGCATCAATGGCATAGTCAGGCTCGGAAGTCGGCTGCTGCAATATAGTATCAATCTCTGCGATGCGTGAATTAATTGTTTCCAGGGCCTTTTCAGCCTTCTCAACTTCAGTTTTATAAACTTCAATATTTTTTTGTAGCTGCTCGATTTCCCGTTTTAACTGTAAACCGCTTTCCTTGTTACCATTTAAGCTGTTTTCGGAATATGATATTGAATCTTTTTTGGCCTTTTCAAACGCAGCGCGCATTTCATCCAACTTAGTTTCTCTATCACCTTGTGGCAGGCTTTGACCACATGTTAGGCAAATAAAGTTGCTTTCATCAGGATCAACAAATGTTGATGAGCGTTCATCCAACAACCTTTCGTGAAGCCTAGTCCACTGCTCGCGTAATTGCTGGAGCCTACTATTTTTATCAGCAATCCCTTTTTCAGCAATGGGTATCTGCCTTGCATAATCGTTTTTGTTGGCTTCTTGCTGATATTTCCGGCCCTGTAATTGGCTCTTTTCATCAACAAGCTTCTGGAGGTAGGCATTAGCTTCCTTGTAAATCCTACTCTTGATGTTCTCCAACTGTCCTTTAAGAGAGAATAACTCCTGCTGTTTTTTCTTATATGCAAGAACAACATTTCCAGCGTCTGAAATTTCCTGCTCTATGTCTGACAATTCAGTTTTCAACCTTTGGAGCTCGGCTTCTGTAGCTGTATAGTCAATGGCAGTTTCCGGTATAAGCCTCATATTTTCATTGATAGCAGGGCCAACCTTCTCAATTTGCTCATTAAGCTTTTTAATACTCTGGGCAATAATAGCTTTCCTATCTTCAATAGACTTTCCGTCCAGGACTTCCAGCAACTTTGCCAATCCCGGATTAGCCGCAATAATCTGTTCGTCAGTTATATCGCCGCATATTTCAAATAACAGCATCCGGCGTGACTGCCAATCGGTCAGTTTACCAACTTTATAATGCTGATTGAAATATAACGGGTTTGTGAGGAGCCGGAACGTTTCTTCACCAATAAGCTCATCGACCTTCCTTTTATATTCATTTGCACCGACAGGTACCTCGTCAAAGAAATACGCAATGTTATTTCCTTTATATTCCTGCTCCGTTTTCCCTTTGGGCTTAACCCAATTCTCGGTCAGAATCTTTTTGAGTTTTAGAGGCTTACCGTCCTTTGATAATCCAACCTCAACTTCTGTTTCCAGGAAATGAATCTCGTTTCCGGCTTCATCAAGCGGTTTTATTCCAAAATCAGCCTGATTGAAGCTATTCTTTCCGGATACTATCCATACAAAAGCATCATAACAGCTAGTTTTATATGTAGCGTTATCGCCCAGAACGCTGATATTCTGTTCATTGGCATCAATCCGGAAATCCTTTATTCCTTTGAAGTTCTTAATTGCCATGTAGTTTAACCTTATATCCAAAATCCTACCTCCTATCTCTTTCTAGTCCCCAGAAGCAAGCTTTTCTTACTTGCCTTTAACTTATTGAAACCCTCAACTGTAATAACAGCAAAGCCGGTTTCAGTTTCGTTGACAAGATATTCCACATTTTCGCCATATCTTTTCTTAAGGTCGGCTATAGCTTCGTCTATATATTTTTGGAATTTACCCACCTACAATCCCTCCATTCAACCCAGCCCGTAAAGCACATTCAGTACACGCTGCTTTGACCTCAAAATTGTTTTTAATTAATTCCCGGTGCTTGTCGGATTCCCAGCAACTCTCACCACAGATTGGGCATTTAACCAATTTCCAATCACTCTGCGGCGGCTCCTGAATGTTCTTATATTTCGGCATACAGAGCATCCCTGTGTCTCCCGGCTTCCATGGCCATATTTTAGCTTTCACCCAAATCACCATCCAAACCGATTGCATCCAGCTTTTGCTGGAAGGCCTGCATAATTTCTATCGCCTGCTCCAGGTCCTTGGCATACCAAAGCTCATTTGACAGCTGCTGATTCAAGGCCCAGACCTCGTCTTTCTTTTTCTGAACCGTCTCCGTCCCTTCATCTATAAAGCCCTGTATTGGGCTTCCTTCCCTTATAGAATCATAGCTGTTATAGCGATCCTTCTGGCCCTGGGTATAATCCCGAACTCTGTTCTCATAAACTTTTTGCCGTTCCTTTTCGCGCAACTCCTCTATAACTTTTACTGCATCATAGTATGTAGCCTCAATTTGCAGAGTCTCTTTGTTTCTTATCTGAGACATACAATATCTATTTTCATTTCTCTTGTCGGTTATTATTGAGTAAACCAGATGCAGAGCGCTTAACTTGTTCATATCCTCCTCCAATCTCTCGTATTAGTGCTGCCACTAAGAGATACAGCAATGGTATTAACACCTCACCACCTGTCGCTTCATAGCCTCGAATATCATTTGCCATAGCTGAGAATTTAGGAACCATCAAACAGGAAATAACAAAACCGATTACAAACAATGCAGTTCTGTGGGCTTTTAAATTGTTAACCTTCCTGTTTGCCATTTAAGCTGCCTCCCTCTTTAAGCTGAAGCCGGATATGATCTGCCAGAAGTGCAATAAACTCTGAATTTGTGGCCTTGTTTTTGCATGCAACGGAATATCCAAACAGGGAATCTAAGGCATTATAATTTCCCCTATCCCATGCAACCTCAATAGCATGACGGATAGCCCTTTCTGCTCTGCTGGCCGTGGTGCTGTTACTTTTAGCAATAACCGGGTACAGCTCTTTTGTAACGCTTTCCATGATTTTCGGGTTCTGAACTGCCAGAACTATTGCTTGCCGCACAAAGTTAAAACCTTTGATATTACGTGGCATACTAATTTGACTGAGAAGATTTGTGACCTGTGTTTCCAGATCACCATCGCCTATTTGAAATGTTGGAGCGTTTGCCGGAATTTGTTCTTCTTGCTTTTTACCAAAAAGACTATTGAAATACTCATGCTCTGTCATCCTGATGGTAATAGTTCCATCATCATTAAATGTCTTTTGCATATGATTTACCTCCAGATTTAGTTTTGAATTGAGCTAAGATTTGGTTTTGGGCGGCTCAGCTGCAGCCTGTCCACCCTCAGCATAAAATAAAATAATTAGAATACCCATGTAGCTTACTCTTTGCTTTCGGGTTTGGTAGGAAGGTGATTGAAATTCATGTTTTGCGGCAAGTGCACCATTTCGCAATGCTCCGGAGCAGCATATCCTTTGCCGGTTAGCCTATTTATTACCCAATGTACGTACAGGCACCCATTTCTGGGCCGTCAAACAAACACCTTTTCAGGTCGCTTTACATCTGAACTTCAATTTTTCTTCCTTGGGGCAGATACGCTCTGCCGGGCGTCGGTAAATAATAGTCATAGGTTTTACGTATTGCTGGGATACTCCCTTTGAGCCTTGCGGCACCGTCCGGCTACGTTATCCTATCGAACCTTAAAACGGCTGGGTGAATACGGTTTAATCGCGGCTCTTTAGCTATTTACGCACCCTCGCGATATGACTTTTGATTTACCTATGTTTTCATTTAATCCGAGCTACCGTCCTTTACTTTCGGTGTATACCCCTACTTGCATACTTCGTATAGTTCAGACGCCTTTGGCATTTTTGCCACAACGTTACTTTCACCTAGGATGAGCCAGTCAGAACGTTGAAAGATGGATGCTCTGGGGCAGTTGTCGTACTGCCGGACGGCAAGTTCTGGTGATTGTGAACTTACAATTTCAACCTCTACCACCACGCATCTGGTAGGCTCCGCCGCATTTTATTGTTTATAAAGCCCGTTCAAAATGCAGTAACTATTCGGCTTTTGTAGAGAAAGTGAGACTCGAACTCACATCAAGGGTCAAAGTTTGTAGTGTACACTCCCTGCACTGTCCGTTGTGCTATTTCTCCATAGTTGCCGGTCTCTCCCGGCTGGTCACCTTTGTTCTGTACAACGGTTTAAACACTGTGCGCTACACTCGTTTAATCATGGCTCTAATCTCTGCACAGGGAACGTCCTGAGCGTTGGTTGGAGGAACAGGATTTGAACCTGTAATTGACATGATAGCCTCTGCCGCTTGCTAATCCACCGAAGTTCGGCGACTAAGGATTTGAACCTTCAAGCATGTCTCGCCCGGCTTGGTTTAGCGTATACCGTTTCGCCATCCTCCAATGAAGGCGGCAGTCAACCGCCTTAAATAGTCCCTTGAATATAAAATTGTATATTATAGATTTTTGTCTCCGACTGTATCGGTGTCACCCATGCTAACTAAGTAAATCCTGTTGGGTAATTGGCGACATCGGAGTGATTTATGGATCGATTCATCATTTCCTGGCATGAATGCCGGCTTATTATCACGATTAAAATCATATGCAGTAAATCAAACCAACTGTAACCGAATATTGCTCCCATAATTCCTCCTACTTTTGTATTTGGTAGTTAATGGACAATTTGCTGATTAATATGGGTAATGTTATGCATAACGCATTTTGACCACCTCCCCAGGGGATGGTATCGGGCTTTAGGATTAACCCGCAAGAACCTATAGCTGTGTCAGTAGGAGTTTACGCTCTCTTCTGTATATCCTGCTGATTTGGGCTTGTGATAACCCAACCGACTTAGCAACATCTTTTTGTTTTTCACCAGTAACAAGTCTTTTAAGAACCGGATAATTATTGAGTTTTGCTATTATGGATTTGGCGTTTAATTCACCGTCAAAATCATGTTCATAACCCAGAGAATCCATTAGGGTGACTGTCTCATCTGCACCTTCAATGAATGAATCCAGCGAAAGCATATTTAAATATTTCTTTTGTTTTCTCATAAAACAGCCGATTTCGTTTGAAATTACCCTTATTGCGTATGTAGCAAAGGCAAATCCTTGTGACTCATCAAATGTTTTACATGCCTTCCATAGGCCAATACGTGCTTCTGCAAGAATCTCGTCATACAGATGCGGATAACTGGTAAACCATTTCTTTGCGACATATGTAGTTAGTTTGACGTTATTATGATAGAATTCTAGAGCTTTAACCAATGGAGATCACCGCCTTTATTCATCAAAATTATAAATAGCGCTTATAAATACTTCCTCCTTAATTTGTATAATTGCACTTTTTCATTTTCTTTGAGAGCCAGTCAAGGCCTTTAGGAGTGACAAATACTTGTGTCCTTTGTTCGATTACGTCGCCTTTTTTGATAGGATTTTGCTTATGTACGAAATAACCACTATCTACAAAGTTTTGATATGCTTCATAATCGCCACCTTTGCGGAACAATATTTTTTCAATGGTTAAGATTTTAAAGAGATTGTTTCTGCCAATACCCTTTATGTTTAATGTTTTGGCGGTTTCCTCGACAGTGAGATTGCCCTCTGAATTCATAAATGAATCAAACGAATTCGCTTTAGGAAGTAATTTTGCGTTTTCTTCCGCCAAATCAGCTGCAAGCCTGAGAGCTTCGGGTAATGTCTGTGGAATATTGAATTGCGGTTGAGTTTGTCCGAGAAAAGCAGCTGCAAGTACATCTTTTGCTTTAAGTTGGTATTCGATCAGCTTATCCCTAACTTCCGGATTTACCTTTGCTGGATTTATACCTGCAAGCCATAGTGGAAGAAATTCAAGTTCAATAACAAAAGCGTTCTGCTTACCACCGTTTGAAGGTACCCCCAATATCATGGTGCCCTTTGAAATTGTTATATGTTCTCTGAGTTTGGCCCTTTGATTCTCGGAGTCGATACCTAATCCATTGCATATGTGATTGACCGAAACATATATTTTTCCTGTTTCATCATCTTTGACAGCGAGGAGATTATCTCCATTAAACTCAACTTGCTTTACCATTAATCCTGCCACTACTTGTCCCTCCTTTTTGTTTTGAATTCCAAAGCTGATATTAATTGCACTTTCAACCTTATCCATAAGTTCAGTACCTAGGTGACCCACATATTCTCTCAGTCTGCATTTATCGATTGTCCGGATCTGTTCCATGCAGACAATTGAATTTTCTCTTAAGCCACAACCGTTAATCTCAATATGTGTAGGAAGCTTTGGTTTATCTAATCGAGAGGTCATTGTAGCCACAATAACAGTTGAGCTATATTTATTACCAATATCATTCTGAACAATCAGTACAGGTCTGACACCGCCCTGCTCGGAGCCTATGTATGGATTGAGATCTGCGTAGTAGATGTCGCCGCGCTTTATTTCGTGCATGACCTCAACTCCTTTCATAACTTTGATATCTTTTGGGCTTCTTGATAGGCTTTAATGAAGATTGCCGCTATTTTTTTAGCTCTTTCAATTTCGCTTTCTTTAATTGACATGGTATTTTTATTAAGAATGACCATAACAAACTGACTTAATGATTGCTGCAATTTATCTATGCCATATTTACGATAGTGATTATATTCAGGAATAATACTTTTGAGCTTTGGCTTCAATTCCTCTTTTACATATTTGTGCCATGCTGTCATGCCTTTTTTCTCTGCCTTGATTTCTTCGAGGATTTCAGCTTTGATTTGTTCTCTTTCTTCTAAGGTCAAAGTGTTCACTTCCTTTCTTGTAAATTACTCCCATAAGTAGTAGAATTATGTCGAAGGGAGGTGTTTTCGATGAGTGAGGCTTTAGATCTTCGTTGTCCGTTCTGTGGGAATGTAGGTTACAGCAAAATTCAACCAGAAAATAATTCATCATTTTTTATCTCGACAGCCAACTATCAGGCTAGTCCAACAAGTGCAAACCCCAAATATGGTATGCCTGTAAATATTTATGGTTGCAATAATTGCGGTACTTATATCCTAAGATCAATCAATACTTAATCAGAGATTTCATCAATGTGTATTGGTTGAGCGAATTCTATTTTATTTGTATTAATTTCAGGGGTTACATTTATTAACTCCAGCAGCTTTTGAATTTGCGATTCAACGGCTGCTATTCTTTTTTCCAAGACTTCCATTTGTTGATCTGTTTTAGTTTTGCTTTTCATACGCACCCTCCTTCGTGTTGCAATAGTTCCTTACTGGTTTATGCACCTTTAGCACTTTGATTTACTACAACCTTAGTTTCAATCCACTGCTCTATTTCTATAGTTTTAAGCAAAAAATCTCTTCCATTCGGTTTATATGCTCTTAATTCTCCGGCATGTATCGCTTTGTAAAAAACATCTTTGCCTATCCCAAAAGATTTAACAGCATCTTTAATTTTTAAAAAAGATTTCAAGTTTACGCCCCCCTTTTTGTAGGAAGCTTCGGTGATAAAAATTTACTTACTGGCACTTCTAATGCTCCGCAAATTAATTCAAATTCTTCAAATGTCATTTTTCTCTTTTCGTTTAAGGCTAAATTAAGTTTTGGAAGCGGAATATGTGTGTCAATTGATAGATTAGTTTGAAGTATGTTATTAGATTCTATGTATTCCTTTATCTTAAATCCGACGCCCATATGTGTTACCTCCGTTTCTTGGTTTTTTCGATAACTTCGAATTTCATTTTCAGTATAATTCGTAATTTTCGAAATGTCAATAATTACTTTCGATATTTCCGAAAATAATTATTTACAAAATCGAAATTTATTGTTACAATATTTTTGGACTGATCAAGAAAGGAACATCGTAAAATGGTTATGTTTGGCAAAAATATTAGAAAAGCCAGAAAAGATAAAGGTTTAACCCAAAGAGAGTTAGCCGACTTAATAGGTGCAAAGCATAATTCGATAAGTGACTGGGAAAATGACAAGAATAGGCCAGACCCTGATTCAATCGAATTATTATTAGGAGCTCTTGGTGTTGATGCTAATACGCTTCTTGGGTATGATAATAAGCAGAACATTGCAAAAGACGCAGATGAATTAGCTACCAATGTACTATCAAATAAAAAAATCCAAAAAATGTTAACTTCATTATCAACCATGTCTGATTCAGACTTAGATTTAGTGATCTCATTTATTGAAAGGTTGAATAAATAGTTAGGATGGTGATTCTATGATTATTACTGAATACAAACAGGGATCTAAAAAGCTTTTTAAATGTCGATTCTGGTATTATAAAAATGGTGCCAAAAAAAGTAAGTGCAAACAAGGCTTTGAACGAAAAAAAGATGCTGAACGATGGGGAAACTCTGAAAAAGACAGACTTGAAGGCCTTGAAATTGGCGCCGACAAAACAAAAGTAAAAGATTTTCTTGAACGTTGGATTAAAACAAAAGAGGATAAAATATCTCCAACAACATATCGCGGATACACGGTAAACATAAATCACATCAATAATTACATTGGAAACAGCCTAATTTTCAAACTTAAACTTATAGATATTCAAGAAATGGCCGACCAGCTTTCTAAAAAAGGTTTAAAAAAGAGAACAATTTCATACGTTATACGGACTCTTCATGTGGCTTTTGAATATGCCATTGAAAATGAAATAATGGTTAAAAATCCGTGCAATGGCGTTCAGCTTAAAGAAGATGAACGAAAATTTGAGTACAATATTTATAGTGCTGATGACCTTAGCAATTTAATTTTATCCCTCCGGGAACAGGAACATTACATTTATCCTGCCGTGTTATTAGGAGCAATGCGCGGTCTAAGGCGAGGTGAATGTCTTGGGCTCCCCTGGAGTGAAATTGACTTCGATAAGGGTATTGCCCACATTAAAAACAATTATGTAATAGTTGACAAAATAGAATATCATAAGCGCGTAAAGACTAAAGAATCCGATAGAACGATAGACATTAGTGGGTTTCTCGCTGCTGAATTGAAGGCAATAAAAGAACGGAATCAAAAGAATGGTATAATACAGACTTATGTATGTGAAATAGATGGACATCTCCCTGACCCTTCCCACATCTCCCGTGCACTGAAACAGTTCCAGAAGGCAAACAGCTTACCTATCTGTCGTTTTCATGATTTAAGACATACATTTGCTATGTTGCAGATAGAGTGCGGTACAGACCTAGAAACCCTAAAACGACTGCTTGGGCATAGTAAAATTGCTGTTACCGAAATTTACCTACATGAAAACATGAATATGAAGAAAGCAGCAAGTGCTAAAATAGACAACATATTAAAATTTGAGTGTGACAAAAGTGTGACATTTTCAGAAAAAAACGACTAGATCGTTGCTGGACTTCAAGATCTAGCACGTTCTCAATCCCTTTAGAATCAGGCGATACAGGAAATGGCCGAAAATTACCGATTAATATGAATTCCGACTGGAAATCGTGTGACGGCTAATACCCGTCCGAGAGTTCGAATCTCTCTCTCTCCGCCAAAATTTGTCTGAAAGTCCTTGTAAATCAAGGGCTTTCAGTGTTTTATACATCGAATAGGAGGTAGCTGATTATTTCAGATACCCACCTTTCAGTCGAGTAAATAAGGGGAGTTTCACCCCAAATTTTTCAACAGAGTCGGCTTCTCCCTTCTTGCTATACATAGGTACTTTTTTACAAGCTCCTCCACACAGGGAGATCGTCATATGCTCATTCGTCTGGCTTGAAAAGACATGGCTGCCCAAGAAGGTAAGTTTGTTTACACATGTCAGAAAATATTTTAATAAAGCAGCACACTGTACAGGTCTCGTTACGATACGGGCATTACTTGGACATTTTGCTTAATCATTTTCAAATGAGAGGTTCTCTTTTTTCAAAGCTCATCTTATTTTATTACAGAAATGCTCATATATCGTACATTCACTGTCCAAAATACTGGAAGTATTTTTTTCGTTATTTGCTTCCCATTGATATTCTGTTGTGATACAATACTCATTGTAATATTCCCTTTTTAAGTAAAATAAGGGGTATTATTGTATATACAAACAATCCCAGGTCCAATTAAGGTGAGAAATTCCTTTAGAAACATGTAAAAAACTACAGTGAAATCAAATCGTAAGATCTTATATGAAAAACTAAGTATACGGTAATATTATGTCTTATCACGCTCTTTACAACCCGTCAAGTAAATGAAACTGCACAGGAGGTGGGATTTACCATTAAACCTTTTAACATAGTTTAAAACTTATACAATAGGCACATAGAAAAAGCAACAGCTACACTCAAAGAGATATACTTGCCTACCAAACTTATCAATCAAGTTCACCTTAACGATAAGCATAACAGAAGAATTAGACACAATAATACCGGATGACTTGATCCAATAAGAAAACTCGACGCATAAAATTTTGAAACTAGTAAAAGGACTATGCTTAAAGGAATGAGAGTTTAATAAGGGAGGAGAATTAATGAATCGGAAAACATTGTATATGCAAGATCCGATTGTAAGTACATATACATCATATGGAAGTTTATTTTCTATAATCCAGGATAAAATGTGGCCATGGGTTTTTAATAATTTTATTCAAATAAGATATGCTCGTGGGTGGAAAATATATGCTTTTGACAATCATCACATGTTTTTGAGTAATTGTCCAAATATTGCATACTATATATTACCGCAAGGTATAATAATAAATAAATGGAATAAATCCTTAAAAGAACTGATTATTGATTCGGTAAATTCCGATTATTATCTATTCTTATACGTGGATCGTTATTATATTTCTAAATCAGATTATTACTTAAACTATCATTTCCCACATGAAATCTTTATTTTTGGTTATGATTTGGAAAAGGATATAGTCTATATTGCAGATAACTTGCAAGGTGGTAAATTTATTAAGACTGAATGTTCATTTGAAGAAATTGAAAATGGTTATTGGCATGTAAAAGGTGATTATACTTTTCTTATAGATGTTCGGTTATTAAAACTCAAAGATGATATTTCATCTAATTTCGATTTGGAACAGGTACGCTTGGGATTAGATAGTTATCTTCATTCTAAGAGAACAGTTGACTTATTAGACGAACAAAAATGTGATTTTGGATTTGATGCAATCAATAGACTCTTTTGGGAACTAGAGAATCAATCAAAAGAAAAAGCTGAAATTGATATACGTCCATTTCATTTATTGTATGAACACAAGATATTAATGGAAATGAGAGTTAAGTATATGGTTGAACAAGGATACATATTAGATAATTGTAATTTAATAAGGAACTTATCTGATTTAAAAAATGATTATTTCTCATTAAGAAATATGCTCATAAAAATTAATATAAAAAGAGATTCTAAGATGATGCGCGATATAATAAATAAATTTCAACTCAATATTATAGCTGAAAAAAGCTTGATTACTAATCTGCTACAAACCATAACCAGCTCTACTCCAATTTAAAAATACCCCAAATGACTATATAATTGAGAGTGATGCTATAAAGCAGACAATATGTTCTATCCACTTCGGAGAGAGATAATTATTAAATATTTAAGCTGAAAGATGAATGGAAAACAAATAGGGAATTTAGTATTTATTACAATCTCTTATCACTAATTTTTGCTTCATGGTTCTATAAAAAGAAATTGCAAAATTATTAACTCATGCATTGGAGAGAGATTATGAACTATTTATTATATTGTGCTTTTGGAGAGACTAAATATATAAATATGGCTGTTTATTCCATACTATCTTACATTAATTCTTATGGTAATCCCGGCAAAGAAATAAGCCTCGTAATATTTACCAATAATGTTATCCCTTTTAAAAAGGCATTATCGGAATACGAAGGGAATATCATATATGAAAAAATATCAGATAGTACATTAGATGACTGGCTTAATGGGACTAATTACATGCCCAGGCTAAAAATTAAATCCCTGCAGTATTTTTTTGAAAAGTACACTGGGAATGTACTTTTTATAGACTGTGATACCTTCCACATTAAGAATATTGAACATCTTTTTGATAAAATAAATGATAATCGTTTTATCTTATTTTCAAAATGTCCCTCAATAAGAGAGTATTTAAAGTTCCTTGGTGAATATTTCAAAAAATATCCAACGGATTTTCCTTTTTCTCTATATAAGTTGTGTCTCGACTTGGAAAAGACAGGTTTTATAACAGATGGGCAAAAAAAATACTCTATATCTTTATCCTTCTGTGAATATAATTCAGGTGTGATTGGAATGAATGCTAAATATTTACCTCTTCTTGATGAAGTGCTTAATTTGTCTGATATTATTTATAAAAAATATCACTATTGGTGTGCAGAAGAATTTGCATTCTCTTATGTGATAAGCCAAATTCAAGAGATAGTAACCTGCGAAGATTCAATATACCACTACTTCAATGATAAATGGTGTAGATTTATTTTAGCAGATTTATTCGGATGTAATGATGAAAATGATATAGATGAGTTTGATAAATATTTAAAGCAGAATAACCTTGCATCCTTAAAAGGCAGCATTGATATCAATTGTGAAGATTTACCGTTCCTAATACAATTTGTACGTGAATATATACTAAAATTGGGTACTGATATACTACATTTTTTTTATTTCACTGATGATTCTTATCATGCATTTGTTGTAAAAAATTTCAAAACATACAAAAAAATTGAGCAACTTATGAAAGCACAATCCCATCTTTAATTTTTACAATTCTATCTCCGTATTTTACAGACTCCATAGAATGTGTAACTTGTATGATAGTTTTTCCCTTTTCTCTATTAATTCTTTGTAAAAGGTTCATAATATCCGTTCCTGTTTTGGAATCCAGATTTCCAATCGGTTCATCCGCCAATATAATATCCGGACTGTTTATTAATGCTCTTGCGATTGCAACCCTCTGTTGTTCACCTCCGGATAATTCTCTTGGTTTATGCTTCATTCTGCTTTCGAGACCAACAATGTGTATAATTTCATCCAGTTCCTTTTTGTAAAACTTCTCTCTTTTACCATCCAGTAGTAAGGAAAGCATTATATTCTCTTCTACATTTAAATTTGGTATTAAATTATAGAATTGAAATATAAAACCAATATCCTTTCTTCGCATGGAACTTGCTTCCTTATCTTTCATACTTGAAATACTCTTGCCTTTTATTTTTATTTGACCTGATGTTGGATTATCAAGCCCACCGATCAAATATAGAAGGGTGCTTTTCCCAGATCCCGATGCGCCCATAATCGATATAAACTCACCTGAGTATATATTTAAGTTTACATCACAGAGTACTGGTAGCTCTACCTGGCCTAATTTAAATACTTTATGTAATCCAATTACTTCAATAGCTTTATCATACGGCAT